GAGGCCAAATACAACCCCAACGTCGAGCTGTGCATTGCACTGGGCGAGAAGCTGGACCGTGCCGTGCGTAAGATACAGGACTATCGCTACGACTACGATGTCCAACACTATGACTGCGACTAGCAGCGCATGGCCAAAACCTATTGACTTAGACACTAAACTGTGTTAAATTAAAAAGAAAAAAAGTTCGAGTTTCAGCAAAGGCAACCAAGCGTGGCACGTGCCACGCATATCTAAGGAGTTAGATTACCATGAGCACAATCAATTTTGGCAAGACCGTTTCGTTCGATGAGACAGTGAACCTCATTGCGCTATGCCCTGAGCTTAAGGTGCATGTCGAAGGTGAGCCGGGCATTGGAAAGTCTTCCATGTTGCCTGCTATAGCTAAGAAAGCTGGCATCGACCAATGGCTCTACATCGACGCAACCCAATACTCGACCGGCGACGGCGCAATGCCAGCGGTCAACCACGATACCAAGACATCCAGCTTCTACATCAACGAGCGGTTCGGCTTCCATACGGGCAAGCCTGTGGTCATATCGGTAGACGAGATGAGCAAGGCCATGCAGTCAGTGCAAAACGAGCTGCATACATTGTTCGAGGAGAAACCCCGCTTCTACGGGTATGACCTGCCAGCGGGTAGCATCGTATACTCATCGGGTAACCTGAGTGGCGATGGCGTGGGCGACAAGACCAAGGACCACACCATCAACCGGCAGACCCGTGTCCGTCAACGCAAGCCAACTGCGACAGAGTGGATTCACAACTATGCTGTGAATAACGACGTAGAGGGAAGCCTTATCGCATGGTGCGACAAGAACCCCCAAGCGTTCGCAAGCTATCTGGATGAGGGGCAGGAGGACAATCACCTCATCTTCAACCCGCGCCGTGCGGGTAGGCCGTTCTTCTCACCGCGTTCCGCTGCCAAGGCTAGCCACATCATCAAGCGTCGGCGTGAGATCGGAGCCAACGCCATGACCTGTGCGCTTATCGGCACTATCGGTGAGCAAGCAGCGATGGACATAAGTGCGTATATCGAGCACCAGAATGAGCTACCTGCATGGCGCGACATCATCGAAAGTCCGCGTTCGGTCCATGTGCCAAGCTCTCCGGCTGCCGCGTCTGTGCTTGTGTTTGGTGCAGTGCAGCGGGTGGATGAGAGCAGCATCGACGCTGTGATGCAGTATCTTGAGCGGTTCAGTGTCAACTGGCAGGCAACCTTCTGCCTCACCCTAGCCAAGTCAGCCAAGCAGAAGATCGGCTTCCGCAACAGCAGCTTCACCAAGTGGGTAGCTGATAACCAAGACCTGCTGTGAGAGGGGTAAGCAAATGAACATGGTATCCAAATTCGACACGACTGAGCGTAAGCTCCAACGGGTTAAGATCAACCTGATGCGCGACCCGCGATTTGCCTACTGGCGTGGCATCATGATGATCGGCACGACCAGCATCGACGATAACTTTCCTACTGCCTACACCGATGGGTGTAACGAGGTATATGGACGGGCGTTCGTTGACTCGCAGGATGACAAGCAGGTGGCGTTCACTGTGCTGCATGAGAACCTGCACAAGATCGGGCGCGACCTGAGCCTATGGGGGAAGCTCTTTGCCGAGGACCCGCAGCTTGCCAACATGGCATGTGACTACCATCACAACCTGTTGCTTGTGGACATGGACCCGTTGGAAACTGTCATAAGATTTCCGACTACCCCTGACGGCAAGCGCATGGGCCTGCTCGATGAGCGGTTCCGTAAAATGGACGTGCCCGAAATCTTCCGCATACTTAAGCAGGAGAAGAAGGACAAGGAAGGCGCGTTCGCACCCAATGGCGATGGCGCGGCAGGCAAGGACAATTTCGACGAGCATGGCTGGGGTGATGCGAAGGCGCGCACCCAAGAAGAGAGTGACCAGCTAGCCAAGGAGATTGACCATGCCTTGCGTCAAGGTGAGGCGGAGCACCGCAAGGTCAATGGCGATAAGGCTGGCGACTTGGAGCGACACTTCTCCGAGATGACCAAGCCCAAGATCGACTGGCGCACAGTGCTGGCTGAGTTCTGGCGGTCTTCATGTGCAGGTGCAGACGACAACACATGGCGTATGCCCAACCGTCGCTTTGTCGGTATGGATATTCTGCTACCCTCAACGATTTCGCAGCGTGTTGGACGTGGCGTAGTAGGTGTAGACACGTCAGGCTCCATCCAAAACGCAGAGGTCAACCTCATGCTGTCCGAGGTGGTCTATGTCGCAACCCATGCGCAGCCTGAGAAGCTCGACCTGCTATACTGGGATAGCGCAGTGGCACGACATGAGACCTACGACGAGAACAATCTCGACACTCTCGTTACGTCTACCAAACCAGCAGGAGGCGGAGGCACCAGTCCGGCATGTGTCAAACGCTATTTGACGCAGCACAAGATCGAGCCTGAGTTCATCATCATGCTGACCGATGGGTATGTGGACAGCTGGCCCGAGTTCGACTGCCCCACATTGTGGGTGGTCACAACCAAAAACATAACCGCCCCAACAGGCACGACCATCTACCTCAACCGAGACTAACCAACCGTGGCATATGCCACGCATAGCTAAGTAGGAGCAAATCAATGAGCATTTCATCTTCATCAATTCTCGTAGAGCTTAACATCTCTGTATGGACCGCTAACAAGCTGGACAAGCGGATCACCAACGACGTGCTGGTGTCCAACGGTGCAACCAAGGCCGATGCTGGGCAATTCCGCAAGAACCTCATGTCCGGTTCAACCCTTCGCAAAGACATTGCTGACTTCGCAGCAAGCTGCCGACTATGGCATAACACCATGACGCTGCCTTGGGCTGACCGAGGTCCGCGCCTTCTGCCTACTAGCTTATTCTTTGACTACAAGACTGAGCTTAACAAGCGCAAGGCGCGGTTCGACCATATGGTAGAGCACTTCGAGCGTGAATATCCGCAGCTATGTGCCGATGCACCTATGCACCTTGGCGCTATGTATGACCCCGCAGATTATCCGAGCGTCAATGAGATGCGCAGCAAGTTCGGCTTCCGCACTGTGTTCACCCCGCTGCCTGAGGCTGGCGACTTCCGCTTGGACATTGCCAATGATGACTTGGAGCTAATGAAGCAGCAGTATGAGACCGCGCTCAACGAGCGTGTCGGTGAGGCTATGCAGTCGCAGTGGGACAAGCTGCACGACATGGTGGCGCGCATGAGTGACAAGCTGGTCGAGCCTGATGGTGACGACAAGCGCCGCTGGCATGATACGTTCATCACCAACGCCCGTGAGATGTGCTCGATGCTTACGCACCTCAACGTGACCAAAGACCCCAAGCTGGAGGAAGCGCGGCGCAAGCTGGAGCTAGCAGTGCATGGCGTAGACATTGAGGACATCAAGGACGACGCCGTTGTCCGTGAGGATGTGAAGGAGAAGCTCGATGCCATCCTCAAAGACTATGAGTGGTGAGGGGATGACCATCGACAAGGTGGAGTTGAGGTGGACCGACAGAGGCAACAAGATGTTCTACGTCTACTACACCCGTGCGGACGGCTCATGCTGGGTAATGCGCCACTGGGCGCGAGATGAGCTGGACGCATACACTATCGCAATACGTATCTTAGAAGGAGCAAGCTAATGACTATCGACTATTCCAAATTTACCTACCCCAAGCTGCACAACTACAGCAATGTGGTCAACGAGCTGAAGAAGGACCATCAACCCTACCCGTCCGTCGTGCATCCCATGGCGATGCCATTGATCGACAAGCTGGCACTGCGTCACCCCGAGTGGAGTATCGTGGGCTATGAGAGCATAAACATGCCGAATGCAGGGGCGTATGTGGTGAAGCGCTTCCGCATATATGACGGGCTGGATGAAGTAGGCACGGTGATGTATTCTAACTGGCGCGACGAGGATAAGTTCGAGATCAGGAACCCTCGCATATACAAGAGTATGACTAGCCGAGGCTACAAGTCTACCAAGGACGTAGGCAAGGCGCTCAAGATCATCGAGGAGTTCTTCTCTGCCAAGACCCTTGACGAGCGAGTGATGGAAGCGCGCAGTAGGATCGACTCTGCTATCAATAACGCTGAGTGGAATGCGCGCAGGGCGTTCGAGAAGACATGGAGCGACCTGACCCCCGCTCTAGCTGCCTATCTGACCCTCAATCTGGATAGGATACGTCCTACGCTAGAAGCGTTTGGCGCACCGGCTTCCGCTCTCGATGAGATAACCGAGCGCAGCGAGAATAGGAAGATAACCAAGCGTGTCCACACGGCGCACGGCACAGACAAGGGCGTTGCCATCATGCTGCATGGAGACAGATATGTGGTAGACCGTGGGACTGGCAATGTGGAGACCCTGACACTGTCGCAGCTTAGTGAGGACATGCGCAGCAAGCTAGGTGTGCTCAAGATGGTAGAAGACGGGCAGGTCATCGACGACTTTGGTATACGCGTCAATCCGACCACATTCTACCTGCTACCGTAACACCCTTGACAAAGTATAATGGGAATGTAATTCTTATCGCCAAGGAGCAAACATATGGCAAAGACCCCCGAGAAGGTCGTCAAAGATAAGGTTGTGTCTATCCTCAAAGCAGAGGGCGCATACTACTTTTTTCCGGCGACACATGGATATGGACGCAGTGGCGTCCCTGATATCGTAGCCTGTGTAAACGGGCAGTTTCTAGCTATCGAGTGTAAGGCTGGGAACAACAAGCTCACCGCACTGCAAGAGCGAGAGCTTACGGGCATAATCAACGCCAAGGGCGTTGCGGTAATCATCAATGAGGAGAACTGGGGGACTGTGCCTGCCCTAGTGCAATGGCTGAAGTCGGGAACTGTCATGAAGGGAGATGGGTTTGTGCATAAGTTGAAGGGGCAACCATGATAAACGCAATAGTCGAGATGGATATCCTCAAGGAAGCCGCTGATGCTCTGCAGGAGCATGACAAGCGGAAGCAGGCAGTAAGGGAGTCGGACGAGGTGCTTCGTGCCCTGTGCCGACGCTGGGGCGAGGCCGCTGGCCTATGGGGTGTTTCACCTACGCACCTACGCAGAGCATGTGAGGCGCGAGGTCTGTTGAACGAAGGAGCAACTGATGTCTGACTTTGTTGAGTGGAACCCGAAGCATCACGGCCACAAGCCATTGCACTGGACGCCTGATATGCTGACTAGCGTAGACGGTAAGAACTTCGTGCGCCAGCCAAGCTGGGCATGGATCGCTGGCTCGACCTACTACGTGCCACATGAGGCTGTGGGAATGGTGCGCGATGCGTCCCCTAAGATCATTACCACGGAAACACCACCCGACGATTGGATTTTGCTCAAAGCTGCGGAGCTGAGTGACACATGGTGCCGCAGCGTTGAATGGCTACGCGAGTTATATCAGGCTAGTGGCTCGTTCCGCGCCCTCTGCGACATGATCCAGAAATACGAGAAGCAACCATGAGTGACTACGGCGACCAGTGCCGAGAACTGCGCGATGCGAAGCGGGAGAGCCGTGCAAAATACGGTGAGCCTTGTCCGGTATGCCTAAAGAAATTGCCGAAAGCTAACCCGTCTATTCTGCTACCGCAGCAGGTCTGCAAAATTCACAAATACCGAGACCCGCGCCCTTATGATTACGCAAAAACTATGTGGGGCGTAGCTGGTTACGAGAGGGAAAAGCGACCATGACCCTGCGGCAATTCCTCTGGGATAATTTTGGTTTCGACATCTACGAATGGGACGAGGGTGACCTGCGGTTCTAGGAGCAAACATGAATATAATAACAATCGACTTCGAGACCTTTTACGACCGAGCCTTCTCGCTCTCCAAGGTAACTACCGAAGAATATATCCGCGACGATCTGTTTGAGGTTATCGGCGTAGCCGTAAAGGTGAATGACGGGGAGACCCAATGGTTCTCCGGCACCAAGATGCAAACCAAACGGTGGCTGGAGCAGTTCGACTGGGATAACAGCGTAGCTGTAGCTCACAATGCCATGTTCGACATGGCCATCCTTAACTGGATTTTTGGTATCCGGCCCAAGCGCATTGCGGACACCCTGTCCATGCTGCGCGCCATCGACGGACCTGATGCAGGTAATAGCCTAGCCAAGGCAGCCGAGCGCTATGGGCTGGGCAAGAAGGGCGACGAGGTTATCAATGCGCTGGGCAAAGGGCGACTGGACTTCACACCGGAAGAGCTACACCGCTACGGCCAGTACTGCGTCAATGACGTACAGTTGACCTATGAGCTATTCAAGCAGCTAGCGAAGGGCTTCCCCCTCATAGAGCTACGTCTGATCGACCTGACCATCCGCATGTTCACGGAACCCGTGCTTGAGTTGGACAAGGACGCGCTTGAGAACCACCTGCTCGACGTGCAGATGAAAAAAGAGGCGCTCATGGCCAAGCTCAACTACGAGAAGGCCGACCTGATGAGCAACCCCAAGCTGGCTTCACTGCTTGAGTTCCACGGAGTCGCGGTGCCGATGAAGCTCAGCCCTGCAACGGGTAAGGAGACCCATGCCTTCGCCAAGAATGATGAGGCGTTCAAGGAGTTGTTGGAGCATGAAAACTCACAGGTGCAAGCTATCGTCGCTGCACGGCTAGGCGTTAAGTCTACGCTAGAAGAGACAAGGACAGAGAGATTCATCCAGATTGCTGACCGGGGACCATTACCGATACCCCTACGCTACTATGCGGCACACACTGGACGCTGGGGTGGTGACGATAAGGTCAACATGCAGAACCTACCGCGCAAGTCACCACTGAAGAAAGCAGTCCGCGCACCGCATGGATATGTGTTCATCGACTGTGATAGCAGTCAGATCGAAGCGCGCACCTTGGCGTGGCTGGCTGGGCAGGATGACCTTGTTGCTGCCTTCGATGCCGGTGAGGACGTGTATAAGATCATGGCTTCTGCCATCTATGGCGTCCCTGTCGAGGAGGTGACAGACGACCAGCGGTTTGTTGGTAAGACTACCATCCTAGGTGCAGGCTATGGCATGGGGCCAGCCAAGTTCAAAGCACAGTTGAAAAACTTCGGTGTCGATATGGACCTAGAAGAGTGCACCCGCATCATCTTCGTATACCGCGCTACATATCCCAAGATACCTGCACTGTGGCGGCAGGCAGGGGAGGCTCTCAAAGCTATAGTTAGCAACCAGACCGCACCACTAGGTCGGGAGGGAGTGCTGACGGTGCGCGGTAGAGCCGGTATATACCTACCCAATGGCCTGAGGCTCCAATACCCCAACCTACGCTGGGTGAACAGGGGCGGTAAGCAAGAGATGGTCTACGACCAGAAGAAGGGTCGGGCTGTCCTCGATAGCCGCATCTACGGCGGTAAGCTGGTCGAGAATATCTGCCAAGCCTTGGCGCGTATTGTGATCGGTGAGCAGATGCTCAAGATCGCCAAGAAGCTACGTGTGGTGATGACGGTGCACGATGCCGTGGGCGCTATCGCGCTCGTAGAACAGGCCGATAAGGCACGGGCGTATGTCGAAGCCTGCATGCGGGTCAGACCAGAGTGGGCGGCAGGGTTGCCGCTGAATTGTGAGAGCAAAATAGGAGCAAGTTATGGCGGATGAAGTTACACGCGAGACGCTGATTAAAGACCTGAAAGCCTCGGTGCGCGTCATCAATGCGCTACTGAACGCATACCCACTACCCGAAGGGCTGAACCGGAGCCTTACCGTAGGTGATGTCTTAGACGTTTCTGATCTTGAACTGATACGGGTTCCAAATTTTGGGAGATTCTCATTAGCCGAATGGAAACGTCTGACCGCCCATTTGCGTGAGGGGTATACCGAAGCAGGCAGAGAACTGAGCGAAGAGTACATCGCCCTCAGACGCGTAAGAGCAATCTTGAACACTGTCGGCGGTACCCACAAAAATCTCGCCCGTCTTTACGAAGAACTGGCGGAGATCGTACTGCCCTTCGAGCGGACATAGGAGCAAGTTATGACTAATGAAATACACCCAGTGGTCGAGTTGCTGATCGCCCGAATGGAAAGCCACCCCGAGGAGTTTAAGGACGACTACCTGATGTCAGAGGTGAGTCCTGCAAATGGTTCTGGTCGTTGGCTTCGCGCCACCCAAGCTATTCAAGATCATGGTTCGAAGCGAGACGTAGAAGCGCTCAACGCCGCGCTTTCAAAAATATACATGCAGTACATCCATGAATGGACGATGGACGAGCTACTCAACGGCGAGGATCGTCGGCGCGAAGAGGAAGAGAGAAAGAAGCAGTTGTGGCAGCAACAACAGCAGCAGCTGTACCAGCAAGCGTATCAGCAATCACCGCACATACGGGCAGGTACTACAGGGCTGCAAAACACAGCCGCCGCCACGACTGGCCTACAGCTAGGCGAAGACTCACTGATGCAACAAATTAGAAAGAGGTTAATCAAATGAGCGAATATCAATTTACCAAAGACTGGTTCGGCTGGGCACCGCCCGTGTGGGAGCAGCTTATCCCTATGCTATCGGGCGAAGCCGGTAAGCGTAACTTCCTAGAAATCGGTTCCTTCGAAGGCCGCAGCACCGTCTGGACCATGGAGAACATGATGCAGAAGGGCGACTACATCTACTGCATCGACACATGGGAAGGCGGCGAGGAGCACGGTGCAGAGGATATGCAGGCTGTGTTCGAGCGGTTCAAAGCCAACACCGCTATCGCCAAGGATAAGACAAAGGTGGTTCGGGGGTACGCCATGGACACTTCCACTACTGAGCTAGCCAGTAAAATCCAAGACGGCTTCCAGTATGACTTCATCTACATCGACGGATCGCACATCGCCAAGGACGTGCTGACCGATGCGTGTATGGCTTGGCAGGTGCTCAAGCCCAAGGGGATCATAGTGTTTGACGATTATGTGTGGGGTGACCCGCGTGACATCCTGCACCGTCCGAAGGCAGCAATCGACGCCTTCACCAATATCTTTGCCGAGGAGGTAGAGATCATCCATGTTGGTTATCAACTGGTGGTACGCAAGAAGGGAGAGTGAGTATGGACTGGGTTACTATTGTATGTGGCGCGATTGCACTGCTCTTTAGTTTTATACTCGGACGGATAAGCGGCAGTGCCATAGTCGGGCAAATCAAGTATGAGAACGAGCGGCTCAACAAAGAGCTAAAACGTCTAACCGACCGCGATAGCCGTGGTCGCTTCAAAGGAGACAAGAAATGAGTAAGGGTAAAGGTAAATCGAGAGCACCGACCGCTCCAGTCAAGGAGATGCCGAAGCGCGCACCGTTCCGTAAGACCTGCACCACCTGCGGTGCTAGCTGGCTGGGCGACCTGATCTACGACTGTGGCCATGGGACTGTGATCGAGCAGGATATCTAACCATGACCGATGAAATCAAAGTGGCCACAAAACGCCCTAAGATGATGATCGCTACCCCCATGTACGGGGGTATGTGCACGGGCATGTATGTGCTTGGCCTTCTCAACACTATGAACACCATGCGTGAACTGGGTGTCGAGGTGCGCTGGGCGCATATGACCAACGAGAGTCTTATCACTCGTGCTCGTAACGAGCTAGCCCGTGCGTTTCTGGAAACAGATTGCGACTACCTCATGTTTATTGACGCCGATATCGGCTTCGATGGCAGAGCTATTCCGACCCTCATGGCGGTGGATGACGATATCGTATGCGGTATCTACCCCAAGAAAGAGGTGAACTGGGAGAGCGTCAAGCGCGCAGCCAAGGCTGGCAAGGACGACCTACAGGATCATGGCGGTGCGTTCGTGTTCAACATGATAAACGAGCGTCATGCCGAGACGGACGAGCGTGGGGTTATCGAGGTGCGCCATGGTGGCACTGGTTTCATGCTTATTAAACGTGGGGTGTTCGAGCATCTGATGCCCCACGTACCTACCTATCGGGTGTCATCGTTCATCAAGCCCGATGGCGAGTATGAGAAACCACTGACTTATGAGTTCTTCGCTACCAGCATAGACGAGACTGGTGCGCTGCTATCGGAGGACTACCACTTTTGCGAACTGTTTCGCAAACACGGGGGGAAGATATACGCCCACCCCTTCGTGAAATTGGACCATGTTGGGACCTACGTCTACAACGGGGACATCCTAAAATCGGGCGGCAATCTCAAGTAAGGAGCAAATGAAATGGTTAAGAAAAACAAAGCGTATGCAATTAGGAAAATGCTCAAGCAGGGTATGTCTGTGCGGGAAATCCGAGCGCGGATGGCCGTCAGTGAGGCTTATGTCTACACAATCAAAAAGCTGATGAGGGCTGGGGTGACCGATGTAAAAGCACCCCCCTTGGAACTGACCGAGGAAATGAAGGAAATGGCATACGACCTTACGCAGGGTACGGGAAGACCAAAGCCCGGCGAGTTTATCGAAATAGGTACGAGCGTAGGCACAGTGCTCGATGAGCGCGGCGCGCGGTACGGCAACTTCATCGACCAAGCGCGCATCGCGCAGCAGCTAAAGAATGTGGCTCACACCTTCGCCATGCAGCAGGGTAAGACTTTCGACGTGGATCAGGCCGAGGCTATCGACATGATCTTATCCAAGCTGGCTCGTATCCTCAACGGTGACCCCCACTACGCTGATAACTGGATCGACATCGCAGGATACGCCAAGCTGGTGGCTGACCGTCTCGAAGGGAAAATCCAATGATGACCCCCGATGACGCACTGCGTCAGGCAAGTATGACGGCGCGAGAGTATGCGCGGGAAGGTGTGAAGGCTTTCGAGGACTACTTCGATATGTCGGCAGCAGATGACCCAAAAGCTGCGGCTACGTTTATAGCAGGATTTATGCAGGCGGCGTCTACTGACTTCACTGCATGGGCTATCCAACGTCAATTCGAAAGGGTAAACGGTAGCTTGGATAGCGGCTTCGAAGACCTAATCTCACTCATAGCCGAGCGTCTTCAATCAAGGGACTAATAATGCCAGCATGGTCGTACAGCAGTATCAAGACATTCGAGCAGTGCCCGAAGAAGTATTTTCACCTCAAGGTCGCAAAGGATGTCAAAGATAACCCGGGGCCGGAAGCGGTTTACGGTACTGAAGTACACCTAGCAGCAGAAGAGTTCATCAGGGATGGCAAGCCGGTCCCCGACAAGTATGGTTTCATCCTGCCTGTTGTGGAGCGGCTTGCCAAATTTCCCGGCGAGAAGCGTGTCGAGATGAAGTTGGGCCTACGCAAACAGGGCAACGAGTTCTCTCCCTGCAGCTTCTTTGACAAGGAAGTCTGGTATCGGGGCATCATCGACTTGCTGATCGTCAACGGCGAACGTGCGCACCTGCTTGACTACAAGACGGGCAAGAATGCCAAGTATGCCGACATGAAGCAGCTCGACCTTATGGCTGGGGCTGTGTTCGTCCATTACCCCGAGGTGCAGGAGATCAAGTCGGGCCTGCTATACGTCGTGTCAAACGAGTTCCCGAAGAAGACCCATGTGCGGGAGAAGCTCAACGAGTATCTATCCGTATTCGATGAGCAACTAGGGCGGCTTGACGATGCGATGGAGAATGGTGTGTTCAACCCCAAGTCTGGCCCTTTGTGTGGCTGGTGTCCTGTGGTAGAATGCGCGCATTGGAAGCCAAAAAGGAAGCGGTGATGCCGTACAAAGACCCTAAAGACCGTAAGTACACGGGTGCTCCCGCTGCGTACCAAGCGCAGCCAGAGCAGAAGAAGAACCGTGCAGCGCGCAACGCAGCCCGAGCCAAGATGATGAAGGCTGGCAAGGTCAAGAAGGGTGACGGCAAGGACGTGGCGCACAAGGTCGCCTTCGACAAGGGCGGCTCTAACAAACACGGGACCCGCATAGAGAGTGCGTCGGCCAACCGGTCCTTTGCTAGGGATAGCAAGCGCAACCTAGTGTCTGAGACGAGCAAGCGGGAGCGTAAAAAGCGTGGAGATCGTTGAGAACAGAGCATTGCTCTTCGAGACAGAAGACCCAAGACTAATTACCGACATCATCGAAAAGAGTGCGGTAGTTGCAAACGATAGGAGCAAATACAAAGTGTTAGTTAGATGGGGGCTAGAGGAAGCCCAAACCCTTGCGCGACTTGAGCACAAGGACACACCCTCACCGATCCTACGGGATTACAAATGGACAGGTAAGCTCACACCGTTCGAGCACCAGAAGACCACAGCGTCATTCCTATCACTGCGCAAGCGCGCGTTCTGCTTCAACGAGCAGGGTACGGGTAAGACGGCCAGTGTCATCTGGGCAGCCGACTACCTCATGAAGCAAGGGCTGGTGAAGCGAGTGCTGGTGCTGTGCCCCCTGTCGATCATGAAGTCGGCGTGGCAGCAAGACCTGTTCAAGTTCGCCATGCACCGCTCATGCGGCGTGGCACATGGTACGGCTACGCAGCGCGCTGCGGTCGTCAACAGCGGAGCCGAGTTCGTCGTCATCAATTTCGACGGTCTCTCGGTTATCAAAGACCAGATCACAAGCGGTGGCTTTGACCTGATCGTGGTGGATGAGGCTAACGCCTACAAGAACCCACAGACCAACCGCTGGAAGGTGCTCAATGAGTTGGTCAAGACGAATGATCCTCGGCTATGGATGCTTACTGGTACGCCAGCAGCCCAATCACCTCTGGATGCGTTCGGTCTCGCCAAGCTGGTGAACCCAGACAAGTCTCCAAAATACTACAGCTACTTCCGTGCTGACACCATGTATCAGCTGACGAAGTTCAAGTGGGTGCCCAAGCCAACCGCACCGGAGTATGTGCACAACGTCCTGCAACCGGCGATCCGGTTCGAGAAGAAGGACTGCCTCGACCTACCAGAGGTCACCTACATGGACCGCGAAGCGCCGCTCACCCCGCAGCAAGCAAAATATTATAAGCAGCTGGCCAGTGAGTTGCTTGTCGAAGCTGATGGGGAGGAGATCAGTGCGGTCAACGCAGCGGTCAAGATCAACAAGCTCCTGCAGATCAGCGGAGGTGCGGCCTATTCGGATACTGGAGAAGTCATAGAGTTCGATGTGTCCAACCGCCTCAACACGGTGCTGGAAGTCATTGAGGAGGCTAGCAACAAGGTGCTGGTCTTCGTGCCATTCACCCACACCATCGAGCTTCTACGTACCAAGCTAGAGAAAGAGGGCATCACCTGTGGTGTCATCAACGGCAAGGTGTCGGTCAATAAGCGCAGTGAGCTTGTCGATAAGTTCCAGACGGACAAAGACCCTCATGTGCTTATCATCCAGCCACAGGCAGCCAGCCATGGGCTTACACTTACGGCAGCAGATACAATCATATGGTATGCGCCGGTCCCATCGGTGGAGACCTACCTACAGGCGAACGCCCGTATCAACCGTCCCGGCCAGAAGAACGCCATGACCGTCGTGCACATCAAGGGGAGCGAGGTCGAGGGCAGGCTATACTCGTTGCTGCGCAGCAACATCAACAACCATGAGCGCATCATCGACCTGTACAGGGACCTGCTGAATACCCCTTGACACTGTATAATGTAAGCAATAAACCTACCAACCCAACCATAAGGAGCAAACTATGGAAGATGAAGTAATCCCAGCTGACAAGCTGGTGGCGGTCTACCGTCGCATACGTGCCGCGATAGACGAGAAAGAAACCGAGCATGCCAAAGAGATCGCAGTGCTCAAGGATAAGCTGGAGCTTGTTAGTGACAAACTCCTTAAGATTTGCAACGATCAGAACATGGACAGCCTTCGCACCCCCGAGGGTACGGTGACGCGCCGCATCAAGTCGCGCTACTGGACCACTGACTGGGAGCATATGTACAAGTTCATCAAGGAGCACGATGCGCCGTTCTTGCTAGAGCAGCGTATCCACAACGGGAATATGAAGCAGTTCCTTGAAGAAAACCCCAACCTGCACCCTGCTGGGTTACAGGCGGACCGCAAATACGCCATCACCGTGCGTAAACCGATGAACAAGTGAGAGAAATTATGAGCAACATCACCATTTTTGAAGAGAGCAGCAACCTTCCAACCGTGAAGCGCGAGTCGCGTCTTGCGGACAAGATCAGTTCGGGCGGCGGCTTGCGCCGTATCGCCACTAACACCAACGGTACGTTCAAGCGCATCGTGGGCGGTGAGCAGATCGGTCGTGCGGTGCCCCATGAGATCAACGTCATTGTCGTGGACATGCTGAAGGATGTGTCGCGCGAATATTATGCCTCTGAGTACGACCCTGAGGGTAAAGCTACGCTGCCTGACTGCTGGTCTGCCGATGGTCGCACTCCCGACCCCAAGGCTTCCAATAGGCAAGCAGCCAGTTGCGCGTCGTGCCCGATGAACGTCGATGGTTCAGGCAACAAGGGCCGTGGTAAGGCTTGCCGCTTCAAGCGCCGCATCGCTGTGCTGGCCGAGGGTGACCCGACCGGTGACGTGTATCAGATGAGCCTCGCAGCCAAGTCGCTGTTCGGTAAGGGCGTCGGTAACACGCATCCTTTCGAGAGCTACTGCAACTACCTTAAGGCTAACGGCGAAGCGCCGGACACTGTCGTGACCAAGGTTATGTACGATACCGAGGCAGACACGCTGACGCTGAAGTTCAAGGCCGTGCGTCACCTGACGCAGGAAGAAGCAGACCTCGTCGACAACGCCTTTGCTGACCCCGATACCCAGCGCTACATCAAGCTCACTGCTGCCGAAATGGACGGTGTGACGGCTAAGCCTGCCAAGGCTATCGAGGCACCTAAGCAGTCTGTGTTTGACGAGCCGGAAGAAGCAGAAGAGGAAGTCGCTGCACCTGCGAAGCGCGCGAAGAAGAGCGCGCCGGTTGAGGTCCCCGCCGAAGACACCGACCTTGCTACTCTCCTTGACGAATGGGACTAAGTCATGAGTTATGGATACAGCCTAAGGTTGGTCCGGCTTAATCGTGAGGCCGATCCTAGCAAACTTGGTGTGCAGCTCGGGCGTCTGTGCATAGAGCACGACATCCCTGTCACTGAGGTTGCTAGGCGGTTCAAGGTCACTCGGGTGACGGTGTACAACTGGTTCTGTGGGGATAGCTCCCCGAGGCCGAATGTTGCACCGCTACTCGAAGCCTACATCGCTGACCTCGCGGCTTAATGCTGTTTATATTAACGCATATACAGGGGGTTTCGCCCCTGATGACTGGTGCCCATGAAAGACATAGACCTCTTGAGCATTGTGCAGCCGCCTGATGGGTGGTTCGCAATAATAGGTATCAAGGGGGCCGGAGCAGACTTAAAACGACAACAACACCTAGTAGAGACACGGGAAGAGGTAAGCACAATCGCCGCGCGTTTGGTGCGCGGTAAGTGGAATGTGTTCTTCGGCGTAGCCAAATACACCGACGATTCCAGCCGACAGAAATCCAATGTGAAAGCACTGAGGGCCTTCTGGCTGGACATCGACTGCGGACCGAAGAAGGCCATACCCAACCCCAAGACGGGACGTCCGGAAGGATATATAGACCAAGCCACCGGACTGCTGGCACTTCGCCAGTTCTGCACGACTGTCGGGCTTCCCAAGCCCATCCTCGTTAACTCAGGGCGCGGTATACACGCATACTGGCCGCTAACCCGCGATGTCACACGGGAGGAATGGGAGCCTACAGCTGCTCGACTGCGTGACCTATGCGTCACCCACGGGCTTATCGTCGACCCTGCTGTCTTTGAAGTTGCGCGCGTTCTGCGTATTCCCGGCACCCTTAATTTTAAGGACGACCCGCCTAATCCGGTGTCGATTATAACCACCGCCGACCCGATTGATTTCGATGAGTTCCGCAAGCTCCTCGGGGTTAAGGAGTCGAAGGCAATGGAGGTGCCCGAGCGCCCTCGCAGCAATCTCAGCGAGAAGCTGCAGGACAACAGCGTGTCGAGGTTCTCCAAGATAATGAAGCGTAGCATCAAGGGCGACGGCTGCCAGCAGCTGGTGTCAAGCTATGAGGAGCGCGCCGAGCTATCCGAAGTGCGTTGGTTTGACGCCTTGTCAGTGGCTAAGTTCTGCGTGGATCGTGACACAGCGATCCAGAAGATGTCGCACGGGCATCCGGACTATGACCCTGTCAAGGCACTGGAGAAGACCAAGCATATCTCGGGGCCACATAACTGCGCCACCTTCGAGCGCAACAATCCCGGGGGGTGTTATGGCTGCCCCTACTTGGGTAAGATTAAGAACCCCATAGTGTTGGGTAGGGAAATAGCGGAAGCCGAGACAGAGGATGGCAACTATGTCGTGCCTGAGGCTGGTGAAGCTGACGTGCCGCAGGACTACCGCATACCCGAGTATCCCTTCCCATTCACACGGGGCAAGAAGGGCGGCATCTACATCAAGCCTGAAAAAGATGAGGAGCTACCTACTCTAGTCTACGAGCACGACCTATATCTCGTGAAGACGATGACTGACCCTAAAGATGGCGATGTCCTAGTCATGCGGTTGCATCTGCCGAAGGAAGGGGTGCGTGAGTTTATCATCACGCAGAAACAGGCGGTCGGGGATGCGGCGGAGCTACGCAAAGTGCTTGCGAGTAAGGGCGTAGCTGCGACCGAGAAACAGTTCAAAAGCATCATCTTGTTCGTGACCATGTCACTCAAGGCGATCCAATATAAAAGAAAGGCAGAACTTATGCGTATGCAGTTCGGATGGGCAGACAACGACAGCAAATTTATTATCGGTGACCGCGAGATCAGTCACGACGGTATATTCCACAGCCCTCCATCCTCGGCAACCAAGGAGCTTGCGGACCGCATGCACCCTGCAGGTTCGTACGACAAGTGGCAGGAAGTGTTCAATCTATATGGGCGTCCGGGGTTGGAGCCACATGCGTTCGCAGCGCTGACTGCCTTTGGTGCACCGCTCTTCAAGTTTACGGGGCAGTCAGGGGCGATCCTTAACGTCATCCACCCTAGCTCTGGTACAGGTAAGACGACCATCCTGCACATGTGCAACAGCGTGTGGGGCCACCCTCGTGACCTATGTGCGATCAAGGGGGATACTGCCAACGCAAAGACCATGCAGCTGGGCATCCACAACAACCTGCCATTCTGCGTGGACGAGATCACCAACATGACCCCCACGGGGCTTTCCGAGATGTCCTACAATATGAGCCAAGGACGTGGGAAGAACCGCATGAAAGCCTCGACCAACGAGCTGCGCATGAACAACACGACGTGGCAGACGATCAGCCTGTGCTCATCCAACTCCTCGTTCTACGAAAAGCTCGGCCTCCTTAAGAATAACCCGGACGGCGAAATGATGCGCCTAATAGAGTATAAGATAGGATATAACGACGCGATCCCGACCGACATCGCAAAGGAGATGTTCGACCACCAGCTGCTCGAAAACTATGGGCATGCAGGTGCAATCTTTATCCAGTGGGTCATCAACAATCTCGAAGAGGTCAAGAACACGCTCAAGGTCGTGCAGGTGAAGATCGACCGAGAGCTGAAGCTGACGCAGCGGGAGCGCTTCTGGTCTGCGAAGGTCGCAGCCAACATCACGGGTGGCATGATTGCCCGTAGGTTGAAGATCATCGACTGGGACATGGGTCGCATATACCAATGGGCAACCAATATGATTTGCGAAACTCGGCAGGATGTCGAGCCACCTAACGTAACCACGACAGCGGTGCTCGGTGACTACCTCAACCGTAACATCCACAACATCCTCATCGTCAACGACAAGATGGATAACCGCTCCAACATGCAGGCAATTCCGGAACTGGAGCCTAAGGGAGCGCTCTATGTTCGGTTCGAGCCAGATACGAAGCGCCTGTTCGTCGACTATAAGCACTTCCGTGAGGAGTGCATCAAGGCACAGATCAACTTCAAGGAGGTCCTTAGCGGCCTCAAGAAGTCGGGGGCCTATGTACGCGCAGGTTCCAAGCGTCTATCAAAGGGCATGCGCATCAACACACTGCCTGTGTACGCCATCGAGTTCGACACCAGCGTCAACGACTTCCTAGATATGGAAGGCTTTATCCCGGAGAGCGAGGATGCAAGTTGAGGGGGTAACCTACGAAATAAACTGGAAAGCCTTCAAGCGGGGCACGGCGATTTTCATCCCGTGCCTCAACCCCAAAGTGGCTAGACCACAAGTACTTGCGGTCACCAAACGCCTGAGACTCAAGGTATTGATGCAGGTGGTGATCGAAGACGGAATACGGGGTTTACGCATCTGGCGTTTGTAGGTATAACCACCCTCGGAAGTTTGCTCCTTCCTTTGCTGAAACGCACCCTTCTTACCCCCGACTGCTCACTCAGTCGGGGGTTTTTTAATCCCTACCGATGGTCTTATCCGCGTAGTAGGACTCGACCTCGTTCAGCCCCATGCCTTGGATATCGTACTTCGCCTCCGACGCAGCGCCGGTCAGGGACTTATAGACATTGGCGTAGGTGATACCAAAATACGGATTCCCGACTTTCTTGTTGTAATCCATAATATCCTTGAGCGCCTTCTGGGCTTCTTCTCGCCCATCTGCATCACCGTTCTGGAAGCGGCGCACAGCGCGTTTATAGGCACCGAGCAGGTCGCTCTTCTCGTCCTGCAGTTCATTTTTCCGGTTGAGGATATCGCGGTTTTCTTGCTGCACCTTGGCAACCTGTGTCGGGTTGAAGCCTAGCATTGCACCGATAATCTCAGCGTTACTCATCTCTTCGTTCGCCAGTTTGATCTTCTCAGTCTGGGTGCGTACGCCCTCGGTTTCCAGTCGATAGGCTTTCAACGGTGCTTTGAGCATCGCAGGCAGGCCGAGTTCGAGGCCCTTGAGTACGTTACCTTTGGCAATCTCTTCACCCATGGTGACTACGTTGAGCGAAGCAGACGCACCGGGAATGTTTTCCACCAGCGCATTATTGATCGTCTGGGTCCACGTATCGGCATCCTTCGGTGCACGGAACCACATGCCGACTAGGTCGAGCGACACGCGAGAGCCAAAGTTCCAACCGGTTGCCTCTGACACAGCGCCGTTGAGGATGATGTCGCCCAACGTGATTTTCTTGCCCTTATCATCGGTCACCATAGGCTGGCCGAAGTGCTCAGGCAGCCACTCATAGCGGAACTGCATCTCGACACTATCCGCAGTAATCGGGTTCTGCCTCATTCGCTCCCTGCGGTCCTCGTCGTCATCCGTCATGTCCTGCAGTGCTTGAAGCGTCATCATGCCGAGCGAGTAAAGCGGAAGCGCAACGACACCACCCATCATGAACGACATGCCCAAGACGCCTGTCATTTCCTTCATAGCCGCAACACGCTCGGCACGGGGTGTATCCTTGCCGAAGATAGCCCGTGTGCTCTGCACGAAGAAGCGCGTGGTAATAACGGAGTACTGCTTGAAGAGGAACAGCGCCCGCGCAAGCTCACTGCCCTTCATGATAGGGGGCCGGTTGAGGTTGGTATAGTTGCCGAGCGTGTAGTTCACCGTGTCCTTGGCGGCGATGATAGCCTTGGTCTGTCGCTCTTCAGGAGACAGCCCTGCGCTGCCCAGCTTATCATACTCAAGGTCATAGGCAGCCATGAACGCCACCTCGCGCGTCAGCTGCTCCGATGTGTCGAACAGATACGTCATAGCATCATATGCTTTCTGACGGACTTCCGAGATACGCCCTTCCGTTGCTGTCTGCGGAGTGCGTTCCTGACCCATAGTAAATTCAGACAGCGGTATGATAAGCCCATACTCATCTGTCGCGCGAACCAGCGCATCCCGATGCCGCTTGCTGTTCTTGACGATGTTCGACTCCAAAAGCGTCGGGATACGGAACGTCTTGCGCGCCCCCTTCGATTTACTCTCACGCTTAGGAAGGTTGCTAAACACGTTCATATACCGGCCCATGGCACGGGTGGTCGCAGCCATGCCATATTTGCCCCATAGATTAGGAGCTACGCGGATAGGCAGTGCAGTGACCTGCACAAGCGCAGTTGCAGGCGCAGTGAGGAACGCGATGTAAGCCAGCTGGTTCATCCAAGGGACGATCTTGTTGACAAACCCGTCAGGCGCTGGCTCCATTTCCCCGTTGATGCGCTCTTGGATGCTGTTGATGAACTCACGCGCAATCACTCTTTGGTTCGGCTCTAGGCTTTCCATGGCGGAGGTAGCGGCGCTGATTGCCCGGTCAATGTCAGGTGCAAACTGCAGGCGCGCAGCATCCGTCGCATACTCCTCAGCCGTTACGCCTACTGTGCGCAGGATATCTGAACTCCAACCAAGGCGGTTCTTCGACTTGATGAACTGCTTGCGGCCAGACCCTTCCGGAGTGCTTTGCAGATACAGCTGGTAGATGTCCGCACGAAGCCGGGTCTTCTTACCTTCGGTGAACGTGTCTGGGTTAAGATCGGAGATCATTTTCAACGTCTTAACGAGCGCATCACCTGCGTCGAAGTCAGCGCCTAGGTCTTTCTGGGCGTCGTTGCCGTAATCAACATCCTTGTTGTTGTTGATATCCAGCCCGAACTCTTCCGCAGCTGCTTCTAGGTCAGCGTCACGCTCGTCCGCAGTCTCGTAGAACTTCAGGATAGGCTCACCAAACTTGGTGCTTTTGATGCGCAGCCAATAGTCGCCGTAGCGGCGCTTTGGGAAATACTCCCGGTGGAACAGGCCCAACGGAACCTCAGGATAGTCCTTATGCGCATCCTCTTTGGCAGGTGCGTTTACCTTATCATTAAGGCGCTCCTGCTCTGCTCGTATAGATACCATCAACTGGGAAATGACATCCTCAGCTACACCCGCATCTCGTAGAGCCTCGATCCGCTTGTCCATAAAGAACTGCCGTGCGGTCTGCATATCGCGGTTCATATTGCGGATACGCGTGTAGAGCTTACGCCCTTCCTTCCCGAGCTTGCTCAGAATACGCATCGCACCGTCGATATCGGCTTCACGCTGCTTCCGCTTGTCTTCGTAATCCTTCTTCGTCTTGGCATCCAGCGAAGGGTTTTGAAGTAGCTTGTTATACCGACGCCAAATCTGATCGGACTTGAACGCATTCTCGCGTGACGTCACCTCCATGAGTTTGACCATGTCGATATTGTAGTAGTTGCCATGGTCCATAGCGACGGGAAGTGCTTTCAGCTTTTTACCGCCGACCACGATGGGGTCCGCATTGCTGAGCAGATACTCTTTAAGGTCGCCCACCATCTTATTGAGTGTACGACGCGTAGTGGCGCGACTACCATTCATCCTGTCCGCAATGTCGATTGCGTTGCGTAGTTCCCGGGTGATCGGCGTATCGCCTAGCATCGTCTCCATAAGGTCAAGCGCACCGTCTGTCGGCATTGCTTTGAGACCCTTACGTTCTACCCAACCCCTATCAAAGTTCTTGAGCGAGAAACCTTTGGACCAGTTTTTGGAAGTCTTGCTTTTAAGTGATGCGCCGATACCCCCAAAGAAACCACGGGAAAAAGTCTCCATATCCTGCTGGTCTGTCGTGGTGGTAGCGACCTTCTCGATGGATTCCTGTGCGGCAATAGCGGCGTCGGCTGTCTCTTGGCTTGCCTCTTGCTGCTCCGGTGTGCTGAACATCATCGACGAGCTACCCATGACAGTTCCCTCACCAGAGAGAGCTTGCTCATGAGCCATAGCAAGGATGGTGCGCACCTCGCGGTCATTGAATTTGAGGTCGAGGCCCAAATACTGGCGAGCGAAGTCCTTGATGAACTTGACCAGCTTGTCGAACCGGCTTGCCCGCAGCGGACCTTTTTCCGACGCAGAAGCGAGCACTTCCTCTACTGCGCGAGCGGTAGGGTTTTCATCCTGCTTGTATAGGTCTTGGTTCGCATTGAGCCACTTGTCAGCCAGCCCAGCTACATTCTTGTTGGTACGGTAGATATCGGTCAGGACCTTATCCAACCCGTCCCGGAACCGTGCACGTAGGCCAAGGTGCCCAAGAGCCTCATGGTAGAGCGTAGGCGCTACATCATCAACGCCGTTCATATTGTCAGCGATCAGGTACGCCTTGCCGTCCTTGTAGAAACCGAAAGCATCAGTGCGCCCAAGGTCTTCGATCTCTTTGCGGATAGCCGCAGGTAGGTCAGCAGCAGACTGCACCGTCTTAGGTTCGAGCCTCGCACCCCAGCGGCTCGTGATTTCCTCGACAGCTGCGTTAAGCTCTTCCAGCGTAATACCAGTGGCTTTGCCTTTAGCCTTCCGGAACATATACGACTCTGGCGTCAGGTCGCGCACCATGCGGTCATACTGCTGCTTGTTGATCTTGCCTTCAGCTAGGCGCTCTTTTAACTTCTCAATCGCCTCTGCCGGTGCACGCTTAGCTTGTGCAAGTTTAGCGCGGACCGCTTTGTAGATACCCTCCTTGGCTTTTACCTGCTCTGCACGCTTGGATTTGACACGTCTAGCGAGTTGAGCTGCACGGTTTTTAAGTTCCGCTTTCTTAGCAGTCTGAGCTTCTTTATCGGTCAACTCTTCCGCCGCCGCTTCCTCGATACGCAGCTGCCGCCCCTCTTTGGTGAGCGCATCAATCTCGTTCTGGATACGGATGGTCGGGTTCCACACGCTGCGCAGTGCTCGGCGCTTGGCGAGTTCTTCGTCGGTTAGCCCGCGCCTATATATGTCCATCTCTTCTGCGGTCGGGGTGCGCAGCATATCAATAAGTTCGGTGCGCTGGGCGTCGTTAATGAGTTTCGCCCTACGGTTGCGGTCGATCTCTTCCAGCAACCCTTGCTGTTGCTCCTGCGCAGGAGTCAGCTTACCCGCACCTGCCGGTCCTTTTGGTTCCGGTTCAGCCTCTACGGGTTTAGCTTCCTCTAGACCCCGTGCTTTACCTGCGGGCATCTGTTTGACAGGCACGCCCTCGATCACCTGCTTGGGCTGGATCGGCGTCTCGTTCAGGATGCGGTTCTTAACGCTATTAAGGTTGGGGGAGCTGAATATAGCTTTGCCACCCGGAAGCCCGTAGGAATACCGACGACGGTCCTTACTCGCATCGTAGCGTATTTCGAAACCGGGATTGTACTGGTCTACCTCAGCCTGCGCAGCCTGCACTTCAGGCGGCAGCTCGATAGCTGGAGCTGTTTCAGTAGGAGCAGCAATATCCTGTTCCAGTGTTCCAGCAGTTTCGGAAACTTCTTGCTCGGGCGCAGCTGCAGCCTCTGCGATGGGGGCAGCTTCTTCTACAACTGGTGCAGCCGGTGCAGCCGGTGCAGCGGTAGCTTGCCTTGCTTGTTCGATAAACGCGTTAACGGTACCAATTTCGTTCCCAATGAACTCCGAAAGCGCAAGTTCACGGTCAGGGGTTATAATACCTTTAATGCCAGTAGCCGTCATAGCATCAACATATTGGCGTGCTATGCTTTCGACGAGCGGAGCAGGGGCAGGTTTTCCTTTGTACGCTATGTACTCGTCTATCTGCGCGTTCAAATCCGGCAGTGTGCTTTCTACCGGCGCAGCCTCAGGCGCAGGGGCAGGAGCAACTTCAGGCGCAGGCGCAACTTTAGGGGCCAACTGCTCAGCAATCTGGGCTTCAGGGCTGACTTGCTCGATAGGCGGGATAATCGGTTGGGGTGTTAGTGTAGGCTCGACAACTCCCTCGCCAGCCATAGGTTGTCCAGTAGGAACGCTAGTTCCTCCCACTGGTCGTCGTCCAGCATCTGCAGGTGGTCCGGCAGGTTCTGCAACGGCATCTGGTTCGCCAACACCCGAAACGTCAGGCTCACTTCCTCCAATGTCAGGTTCGCTAACAGCACTTGGTGCCTCCTCTTGTCTGCGCGCGGTTTGCTGCTGCTCGCGTTCGTAGACCGCAAGCTCGATTGCTTTGGCCGAGTCAATCCCACTAAGCAGCTGCATATACTCGGCAGCGCGCGTACGAATTTCAGGGTCTTCAGCTTCCGGTATACCCGTAGCAGCAATGTCTGCTTCAAGTTCTTCGCGCTCACTAAGGATTTCCTCATCCGAGGTGATGGGACGTGCTCCGCCACGGTCAAACGCACCTAAAGTTCCGCCGAGAATACCACCAGCGAGACCTTCGAATGCAGCCTGCCCCGCCACGCCAGCCATGAGGTCAGTCTCATACCCCGCGCGTTGCTGTGCTAAATTCTGTGCAAACCGTTCTTGGCCTGCCTGCGCAGCTTCAGGAAGAGCTTCAGCCCCAAACCCTGTGACCCCGCGACGGACAACCCCACGCCTGACTTGCTGCTCGACAGCTTCTTCGGCACCCTCTTCGATAACATCAGTAACCGCACGTTTAGCAATTATACGGCCCAACGCCTTGTCGAAACCAGTAGCACTGGCGACACCACCAAGCACACCGCCCAGCGCGATCATATCGAGGTTGTCGCCGCCATAGGCTTGCGCCTGCTCGGCCATCAGCTCTGCTTCTTTTTCCGGTACGCCAGCTTCACGGGCGCGGGCGTATACAGCGTCACTGACACTGCCTTTTACGGTACCAACACCTGAAGCGATACCAAGCCCCGCAGCGGCAGGAAGACCAGCACCAGACGCAGCGGCAGCGACAAACGGAATTGCGCCCCCTGCAACTTCCGCCAGAGTATCAATCGGATTGATGGTAAACGCACGGGCTGCAGCCTTAACTTCCTCCCATATGCCTTTACCCTCAGCTTCCCGCTGGATAGCCGCTGCGGTCTTGGCGTCTTCACGCGACTGCGCAGAAGTCAGGCTTTCTGCATATTGAGATACATCTTCGAGGAAGTCAGACGCCGCATTATCGGCACCAAACAGATCGGTAAAAGACTTACCTGTATTAGCCAACCCAGAGACAACATTGAGCGGGACATCCGCTGCACCCGCAAGCAAACCCCCAACAACGGGGATTCCCTCAAGGAAGTTCTCTTCATTCTTGCGCCAGCTTTCCGGGTTCGCTGGGTCGCCTCCGAGAAACTCATACCCATTCTGAAACGTCCCCTTTTTCGGGGGAAGCTTACTCCAGCTGCTAGGGGACGCAGGGTCGCCGCCCGTATAGCGGTACCCGTCTTTAACTGTACCGACTGTAGGGTTCGCCATGTGTTATTCCTTTGTCACTGGTACTGCGTCCACGGACCGGCGGGGGCTGCTCCCTCTCCCTCTAAACCGAGAAGCGGAGAGCTGCCTTTACCGTTAAGCTTCAACCATTCCTTAGCAGCTTCTTTAAGGGCTTTGTCCCCACTCATAAACATCTGAAACACCGAAGTGTTGACATCAGCACCTTTGCTTCGGAGCGCGGCGACTTCTGCGCTGAGTTTCTGTCTGGCCAAAGCCATCTCTTGCGCGGAGACATCCTGACGGAACTTAAGTTCTTTCTCTTGGAATGCCAATGCCCGTTCTGCAGCGTCTGTGGCCATGCCGGATTTGTAGACATCTATGCCAAGCTCGACGCCAGCCATAGCGGTCTTGCGGTCCACATCTTCGAGCGCCATGAGGGTGCGTACAGCTTCGTTCTTAGCAGCTTTGCGCTCTTTCTTAGAATCCCCATACACGCCCATTGCGGCTTTAGCGGCCTTCCCGATAGACCCGATAATCCCTTCGCCCTTATAGTCTTCGGGAGACATTAGGTCGAAGCCAAGGGTAGCTAGCGCTTGAGCCGTGTCATACTTGGCCTGCTTTTCGATATTGGCAGGATCAAGCTCTTCAAGCGCAACTGCTTTGGCGCGCTCAAGTGCTTCACGAGGGAGACCCGCAAACATTTTCTGGCCAAACGCAATGGAGTCCTCGGCAGACATGCTACGTCCTGCAGCAGTCGTTGTGTCAGCTTCGCGGGGCATAGGAGCACCCTCCAGCCCAAGACGCCCTAGGATATCACTGCTATACTTCTGGGTTTTCGGTCCCCAGCCCTTACGGTCTGGCCCTGCAAAATAGTAAGCAGCGGACTTGCTTGGGTCGCCTTTGCCGTAGCTCCATGCTTCCCGTACCGCTTCGCGGGTAAGCGCATCTTGATACTCTCGTGCCGCCTCGTCATCACCCGCCATCAGGTCAGGACGATATTCACGCTTGAGGCGCTTAGCGATAGCCCTAGCCGTGTCCGGCATAATCTGCCCGATACCCATTGCACCAGAGCCTTCGGCATTAGGGATACCGTAGCGGCCACCAGACTCTTGCTGGATGATAGCGCGATAGAAGTCGTCAAACCCAGTGCCTCCGCCTCTTGCAAAGGCGACCAACCCACCACCGGCAAAGCTACCATTGCTAGGTTCGTCAAACATATCGTCAGGCACAGACAGAGAAGCGACGCCGCCCATAGCCATACCGGGCATGGGCATCTCAGGTGCAGGCATAGCTGCGGCTTCTGGCGTAGCGCCAAGTCCGGCGGGAGCGGGAGGAGCTTCCCCTCCACGTAGCACAGGAATAGAATCCCCAAAGGCTGCTAGCAGATTAGCATCAAGTTGAGATGTTGGAGTCTGTTGGTACTGCGATGGGCGGCCCATGACCTGCTGGGCTACAGTCTGCTGAGGGATAGCTTCCGCCTGTGCTGCACCACGCATGCGGTCAATAAACATACCAGCCAACGTGCCAGCAGTCGGGTCAATAACGCCCATCTGCATAGCCTCAGCGATCTTCTGCTTGTTGCCGCCATAGTCCTTAGCAATCTGCTCAGGGGACTGAAGACTAAAGGGTTTGGTTTCCATCGGCTATTAGCCCCCTCTGAGCATATTATAAACACCAGCTGCGCCGAGACCAGCACCCAGAAGCTGCTGCCCGATACCCGGCGTCGGTGCGTAGGTTGAAGTCGTAGAAGACGGAGCGACAGGTACACCGCGCAACAAGCTGCTATACTGCTGGAGCATCTCAAGCGGGTAGTCGCGCTGGCGCAGGAAGTCCTGATACGCCATATCAAGATACTGCTGTTGCAATGCCTGCTGCTGTGCAGCCGTCTGGGTCTGCAGACCGAAGCGCGCCTGATCTGCCTGTGACCGGGCCGAGCCGATATTAGTGAGCGTCTGACCCATCTGGCCAGCCTGAGCAAGACCCTGAAGGCCGAGGTTAGCACCAAACTGGCGCGACTGCTCTCCCATACGTTGACGTTCGAGGTCTGCCTGCTGGTTAGCCTGCAGTGCCTGCAGTCCTGTCTGAGCACCAAGCTGCTGCGTTTCAAGCGCAGCCTGCAAATTCTGCTGGCCCGTAGTGAGGCCCGCTTGCTGGTTAGCCAGTGCGGCGCGCAGCGCTTGCTCAGCGTTCATACCCTGTGTCTGCAGCTGCGCTGCTAGGTTCTGGACATTTGCCTGTGAAGCCGCATCGAGATTAGCAAGAGCCGAGCGAGAGCCGATATCTGCGCCAAGCTGCTGCACACCCAACTGAGCTGCTAGGTTCTGCTGACCCCGTGTGACGTCCACACCCTGATTAGCGAGTGCGGCCTTCATGGCGTTGTCGGCAGACATGCCTTGTGCTTGGAACTGCATAGCCTGATTGTTGACGTTGGCCTGCTGCTCATTGGACAGATTAGCCAACGCAGCCTGTAGCCCCGTGCTGACACCCAGCTGTTGCTGCTGAAGCGCAGCCTGCAAATTCTCTCGTCCTGCGGTCATACCCGCTGTGCGGTCGCGCTCAAACTGCTGCTGCGCACTCTCATATGCAGCCTGCAGCCCACGCGCTTGGATGTCACCCATCTGCTGGCCGAGGTTACGCTCGCGCTCCATGGAAGCGAGAAGCTGGCGGCTACCACCATAGGTGCCCTGACGGGCTGCGCCCAAGTCTTCCGCAAGCTGGCCACGCTTCGCACTATACACAGCTTCCCGCATCTGCGGTTCCAGCGCCTGCTGGATATACGGCGACATATACTGCTGCGCCTGTGCAAGACCAAAAGACTGCGGGGCGTCCATACGGAACTGCTCAAGCGGACCCTGACCGTAGGAAGTGCGCGCCGCTTCCATAGTGGGAGCTTCGACGCCGACACCTGCTACATCGCGCACGCCGCCCATCTGGAAATAATTCAGGTCAGGCTGATATCCAGTCTGAGCAGTCTGCATCTGGGGTGCGCCATACTCACCAGCCTGCACCATGTCCGGTGCCCCCATGCTATACTGCTGGAGGTTAGGCTGGCCGATCTGCTGCGCGCGGAAACGCGACGGGCCATACTGCGATGCTTGAAGCGAACCAAGACCAGCTGCTGTAGCTAGATTAGACGCAGTGCCAAACTCACCCGGGGTCTGCTGGCTTAGGATATCCTGCTGGACCTGCTGTTGCTGCGGAGTGAAACCAGCAATTCGCTCTTGGCCGTACGGAGTATAGCCCTGCGTAAACAGTGACTGCCCACGCTGCATCATGCCTTCGAAATATGGCCGTGCATATTCCGGGAGGTTAGACTGGGTTACTTCCTGTTTGACCGGTTGACTGCTACCGCCCTTAGCCATTCTGACCTCCAAAACCCGTTTCCGCTACGGGCAATTCAAACACCTGCCACAGTACACGATAACCATCATCGCGGAAAGCGCGAGCAAACCCCGGCCTACCTGATGCTTCAATAACATCGCACCCACTATCTCGTGCCCAGCGCTGGAGAGTGGACAGCATCTCATCCTTCCAGCTGAACCCGTCGTCACCGGCAAGGAACACCAAGTCCAAGCACTTCTTGCGTGGATACTGCCAGAAACGGGTTATCGTAATACCAATAATATCGTCGCCGTCGAGCACAGCCCATAGATGCGCTTGGTTGCTCAGGACGAACTCAATGATGTCCTCTGCCTCATAGCGACCAAAGGTATATTCCGAAGCATTGCTAAGATGCGGAAAGATGCGGGGCCAAAGCCCTTCAACCAGCTGTGGCGGGACGAGCGACACTTCCATTATGCAAGCCCCCGCAGAAGGTTAGGCCCGTCCTCACCACGCGGCGTTTTTTTACGTGACTGCTCTGCCTTACGCATCAAGGAGTAAAGTTTTTTAGTGCCTTTATTATGGTCACCCCCTCCGATACGTTCGACTGCATCGTAGGGAAAGTAGATTTCGCCCGAAGCTACACGGGCTTCTTGGGTACCGCCAATACGAGCAGGTATAGAGTCACTAGTGCCATCGCCCGGGCCAATAAGCGGGATACCACCCAAGGGGGCAACTGCTTCGATAGCTGCTGGGAAACTACCTTTACCTATCTCAGCGGCCTCACGGGCGGATATGATGAACCCGCCATCGTCTATATGGACTTCACCGCCCTTGTTGTAACCTCGACCGCCCGCGTATGGGATTTCTTCGAAGGAATACATCGGCTGACCCTTCTTGGGTCTCGGATTAAACATCGACTTTACAATCGGCGTACCCGGTTTGGTTTGCGTACCCGGCTGAGCTACCTGACCTTGCGCGTTGTAGATTTCCTGCACATCGACCGGGAAGTAGTCACGCTCCTTAGACGACCCAAGGATGTCGCTGGTGTTTTCTGCAAAGACCGGCTTGCGCTCCTGCGCAGTGTATGGACCCTGATATGAGTTGTCGATCTGGCCCGAAGAGGTTTTCATACCTGATGGGGTAGCTGCAGCGTTTACGCCACTAAGGACACCTAGCCCTGCTATAGCAGGAGCAGCTTTGGAGACGATACCGGGTGCACCGGCAGGGATGCCAGCACGAGCAGCTTCCGCAAATTTACCGAAGAAGCCGGGAGCCTTAGTAGCAGCTTGCTGCGCTACATTACCAACGACTGGGTTTATCGGGCCACCAGCGAGTATTCCCGGTGTTCCTCCTACACCAGTTACGGTAGAGCTAAGGCCGCGAAGCCCAGACGAAGCCGCTGCAGGAGCAGTAGAAGCGGCAGAACCGGCGGCAGAACCAGCAGCGCCTGCGGTGGGAAGAGCCGTGCTAGCGGCCTGTGCAGCTTTGCCAATACCAAAAGAGCCAGCGTTAAGGCCAGCTGCCGAGCCGAGCGCAGCGCCGCCATATGCTTGGAGGCCAGCCATGAGACCTTTACCGAGACTGCCCGTGGCGATACCCGTGCCTGCACCGATGAGAGCACTTGCTGTGAGTGGATTAATCAGACCCCCAGTAAGCGGCGTGGCGATTGCACCAAGGATCGTTGGAAGCAGTTTGCCAAGCCAACCAGCTTCAGGTAGCCCGGTGCTCGGGTTGATGGTGAGCGAGCCGCCTGTGGCCATAGCCAGCCCCTGAAGGCTGTTTACCTCTGCGGGTGTCATGTGGACGAGCATGGTATCTTCGCCACGTCCCTGCGCCTGAAGCTGCTGCGCTATCGGGTTACCAAGCACGGACAGACCACCTTGCGCCGGAGGCGAGTTAGCAGTTACCGGGTTCTGCTGACCGAGCATAGGTGGGGTACCTGAAGGGGGCATCCCTGCACCAGCGGGTGTATACGGAGACTGTGCCGGTTGAAGGTTCATTGCGCTTTCCTACCTATGGCTACGCTTATAGCGGCAAATTGTTTAAAACCAAAGCTCTTACACATCACGGAATCTCCGAGGTGAACCGCACTTGCACGATGGCTGACGGTGTTGCTGGAATAGCAGGAGTGGTGCCCGGTACAGCCGTGACTGCTGGGAAGTGCTCCATGTTCACCCCCGTGTTCGATACGCGCCACATGACTTCGGTATAGTCGTTGGACGCCAGCTGGATCATGACTGGCGTTGTGGTAATCAAGTGCGACGGGTTACCCGTGCTTTTGCGCGCTGGAATAGAGAAGCGGCTATTGGTGTCAGGGATATCGACACCGTTCTTGCGTATCCAGACGTCGATGTCCTGCGCATCGTTGGTGGTGTTTTTGAACTGCAGGCTAAAGGTAACGGTATAGATGCCCTCGGTTGGGACTGTTAGGCGCGAGCCACTGCTAAGTGTGATCCCATCCAAGAAGTCCGACTGGGTGTAGGTTACGGCATAGGCAACGTCGATAGCAGCTGCGTTCTGGTCCACATTACTCTGAAACTGCCCGAACGGGAAAGACAGGTGCACGCCCGACCCGTAGAAGAAATCAGCCGTGTACTGGGACGCATTGTTGGCTGCCCGCGAGTCCAGCTGCGAGAAGTAAGTTTCCAACACGCGGATAACCTGCCGCATATATTGCGGGTCCCATTCCCCCGGAGGGCTGGGTAGCGGCGCGGCGCGGAACTTATCTAGAGCCATTAGCGCCGCCCATCCGGTCGAACATCAAGGCGCGGTGCACCCAGCTGCCACTTTACCCCAAGGGTGTTTGATCTGATCTGGAACGCCATCTGACGAGCACGGGCACGCATGAAGACCTGATCGGTGTAGCGACCTACAGAAGTCTCGATAACGCGCTGAGTATCCGCAGGGTCGGTGCTAAACGGACTGCCGGGGAAATTGCGGGGGCGTACCGTCAGAGTGACTTCTGGTGTAGCCACGGTAGACCTAGCGAAATTCACGTCAGGCAGTATGCGGCGGATCAGCATGAACTGATCGCCTTCGTCAAGATCAAAGTCGGACGACTGGATGTAGCTATCCATAGCCACCCCGTCAGCATCCACACCATCCTCATGATTATACAGATAGCCAGCACCTGTGGTCACAACGCCACCGTTGACAGTTATCGTAGTGTTTGCAGCCTGCGGGTTATGCCGCAGTGGAGTATCGAGCCAAGCCGTGCGGTCGAGATAGCCATAATACCAAATGCGTTCTAGGTAGTTGTAGATAACATAGGCGTTATTAAAGCTGCTGCCCTGCGTTGGGTAGAACCACCAGATTTCATTCCACTGCTCGTTGGTGCCGCAGATGATCTGGTCAGACTGCTCGAAGTTGATGTCATTGAACACATGGTCACGCAGGGAGCAGGGTAGTGTCTCGACACGACCGGTATAGGCATAGAATTTATCCTGCCCCATCCAGTAGACCACATTGGCCGCAGAGATCATGCAGCGTGGTGAGGCGACCGAAATATTGTCGGCATACTCCTGAAGCCCGAAGACGTCCGTTGTCCCAAGGAACTGCAGTGTGTAGAGGTTGGTGTCAGTCCAAACCAAGATTTCCTGTCGGGTCGGCAGTGCGCGCACGATGCGCGAGCCGCGCGATATACGTAGGTCCCCAGCGGTGTTGGTTTGCGTCGGGGTCCAATCCCCCGGAGTGTCTTGGTCAGCCCAGCGGATCAGCATAGGATCAAAGTCTAGCGTACTGGTTGAGCCAAACGGGACAGCGCCAAAGGCAATAAGATGCTTGTCCTGCTGTGATACCAGTAGCTGCATGACCTGTACGGGTACCGCCGTCGAGCTAAACCCCTCGCCAGTTGCATAGTCTTGTAGCGTGATCGCGTGGGTAGCAAGTGAGGTAGACGGGTCGTCCACAGTGCCGCGTGCCCACCAGTAAGGTGCGCCGTCGCGGATATTCATAACAAGGTCGTTGTCGAAGTTATCAAACCACCAGTCACGTTGGGGTAGGTTCACCCCGCCGTTGGTAGCACCCAGACCCCAAGCATTACGACCCCAAGTCCCTGTGCCCCACCCAAGACCTATGACGCTGATAGCGTTGCCCGGTTCGATCTCAGGCCGCACGGTAAAGCCCGCACCGCTAACCGACGTGGTAGAAGTAGCTGGAGTTGTAGTGGGGAAAGTGAAGCTGTTGGCACCGGTCTTGGTAATGACGCGTGCGCCGTTAAGCTCGGTGATGGGGACACCGCCAAGGGCAGAGACAAAGCCAGCGATGAGGACTGGTTCGCCAGTTACGACCCATGAAGGCAGTGCAGTAGTAGTCGTGACCGTGACGATGCTCTGTGTGTTGGTTACTGCAAATGTGTTCGACCCGGCTAGCGCAGTACCAAAGGGTGTGATGTCGTAATAGTAACCACCGTTCTCGATATACGCCTTCGAGTTGGTGCCTAGGGCAAGCAGGTTGTCGCTATAGGAAGTGATCCAGTTCCACATCTGACGGCATACGCCAGCAAAGGGAGTTGGGGTAGTCTTAGCCCAGCCGCCAATCTTCTCCGGATAACCGGAGCGGAACCTGATCTTGTCGCACTCGTACCAACCACCCTCGTTGGAGTAGTTAGTCTGGTCGCGGTTGAGACCGGGTTTGAATTGCAGCTTAAGGAAAGACATTAGGTTGCCTCCATGTTCACCGTAATAGTAGCATTTGCCGTGGCGCTGGAGCTATCAGTTACCGTGCAGCGGTAGACGCCGGACTTGGGTATACCGACGATCAAAGAAGTCGTGAATGTCGTGGCCGCAGAGGAGGGGGAGTTGATGGTGTAGCTATCCCCAGACACGTAAGTCCACGCATAGGTGTAGCCTCCGCTACCACCCGCCCCAGTACCGGTTGCAGTCGAACTCGTAAGGCTGCCATTGCCAACGCGAGTGTTGGTCATAGGAGACGCGGGAGATATACTAATCGACAGAGGCGTGCCCGCAGCCCCCAGCAATGCCATCTGGATACCACTCATTAGCTTACCCCTGCACCCGAGATGATCGCTTCGGTCGAACTGTTAAACCAGATCGTAGCCATACCCCGTGCAGCCAGCGTCCGGTTTCCGGTATTAGCCGTGCCTGCTTGGCGGAGCGTAGCCACACCTGCTGTAATGGTAATGGCCGAAGCGCTATCGTTATAGATCGAGATGGCATCGCCCGCTGCAAAGGTAGAGTTCGGGATCGTGATGCCCGCAGTAGCCGCGATGCACCGGCCAACATCTGCGACTACAGCTGTGGTGGTTGTGGTCGAGCGCGGGATATTCCGGAAGCCAATGGTCACACCGTCGATGGTAGCACCGGTCGCCACTGAGGTGACGGAACCAGAGAGGGTGAGGTTACCCGATGTGCTGACAGAACCAGAAAGGGTGAGGCCGTTTGTCGAGCCTGTGCCGCCTACACTCGTAACCGTACCAAGGTTAGTGGTATAGCCGTTGGGGTTTGTCGCGGGGTATGCACCTAGAGCAGTCAAAGCCAAAGGTGCAGTGGTAGCACCCGTGCCGCCATTGGCGATGGGTAGGGTGCCTGTCACGTTGGTCGTCAGGTTACAATAAGCAGTAGCGGTAGACCCCGTACCACCATTGGCGATGGGTAGGGCAGTGCCCGATAGAGTGACAGCGAAAGTACCCGAGGTAGTGATGCTGGCAGGCGTCACCGACAAGAATGCCGGGACCGTCATGCCGACCGAAGTCACCGTGCCGGTGTTGGCGGTGTAGCCGCTGGGGTTTGTCGCGGGATAGGCACCTAGAGCAGTCAAAGCCAAAGGTGCGGTAGTAGCCCCTGTGCCGCCATTGGCGATAGGCAGTGTACCGGTAACGTTAGTCGTCAAGCTGCAGTAGGCAGTAGCGGTGGACCCAGTGCCGCCATTGGCGATGGGAAGCGTGCCCGAAACCTGCGTGGTAAGGCTGACGCCTGACAGAGCGCCGCCAAGAGTTAACGAGCCTGAGGAAGTGACGGTGCCAGTCAGAGTGATGCCGTTGACCGTGCCGGTGCCGCCGACAGAGGTAACCGTACCGTTGCCAGTACCCGCTCCGATTGCAGTTCGGAAAGTCGCAGCGTCCAGAGTGCTTACGGTATTGTCAGCATTGATCCGAAGGAACGCAATGGCTGACGGGTTGGTCAGAGTATATAGGTTACCCCCTGCCGTGGTCGCACCGATAGCAGTCCGGAAAGTCGCGGCGTCCAGAGTGCTGACCGAGTTGTCGGCATTGATGCGAGTGAACGCTATGACTGATGGGTTAGCCAGCGTGAAAAAGTTACCGCCTACTGTAGTAGCACCGAGGTTAGTCCGCGCGCCGCCAGCAGTGTTGGAACCCGTGCCGCCCTGCAAGACAGGGAGTGCAGTGGTCAGTGTGAGCGACGAGAGATGCGTAACCGCGTCGACGACATTCGTACCGTCACCGTATACCCACATGGTTCTACCAGCGGGGACCGCTATGCCCGTGCCAGCAGCAGTCTTTACCGTGATCGTGTCGGCGCAGTCGTTCCGCACAATGTAGGGCTTCTCGATGCTGGGGACGATGAGGTCGCGGGCACCCCCAGTAGTACCAGTGCAGCGCAAGCGGAGATGGCGCGCAACCTGTGTAGCGTTGGTATTTGTAAGGGTAAGCGTGACGTTGGCACTGGCGAAAGTGACATTCTCAGAACCGACGATAGCTTCTTCAAGCGCCGTGCCAAGGTTGACGTTAGTGACGTCGCCCCATGTGGTGGTGTTCTCACCAGTGCCCATAAGCTGGATTTTGATATTACTATATGTGCTTGGCATCTTCGTTCCTTACGTCGGGATTTCCACCCAAACCACTGTATTACCGTCTACCACCTGCACCCAGTTCCCAGTCTGAGAGTCATTCACTGCCTGCCAGTTCGGTGTTTGAGCATCGTTAATGGTCGTCCATACCCCACTTTGTGTGTCATTCACGGGCTGCCAGTTTGGAGTCTGACTATCATCGACGAGACCCCAGACAAGTGGCGTGGCCACAATACCCGCTGCTTGTACACCAACAAGAGTTACTTTGGAACCACCTACGGCAGTAGCTGTACCGACCGCACCAGTAGCAGACACACCGGTCACGAACACTGTTCTTGGTAGTGATATGGACACCGTGCCTAGGGCACCGGTAGCTGAGACCCCAGTGAGCGTAGTGTTGGCGCGGCCAGAGACCGTAGCAGTGCCGATGGAGCCGGTAGCCGAGATGCCTGTGGCGGTGGTGTTTGCCTTAGCGTTGACTGTAACAGTGCCGATGGACCCTGTGGCCGACACACCGATAAGTGTGTTGCTTGAAACAGTGACGGTGCCCACGGCACCGGTTGCCGAGACGCCAGTAACGGCTACCCCTACAGTAGCGATGCTCCCGGAGAAGGGGGCAGTGGCGAAGGGGACAAACCCAAACATGTGTAAGCCCCCCTTTCTATGTCACGGTTAGCTTATAATATATTATTAGCCGCCAAGGAAGTTCGCACCCGCAGCGGCGATAGCAGCGACGGTACCGAGAACTGCAGCTAGCTTAGCCTTCTTGCCCAGCTTGGGCTTTTCTGCGTCCATAGGGAGAATCTTGCCAGCTACCCGCTCTACAGCCGCTTTCTTAATGAGTTTCTTCAGGTTCATAATACCTCCTTATAACCAAGCAGCGTATTTCTTGGTTTTCAGTTTGCGGTCGTCGAGGCCATGTGTGCCCCCGTTGATCCGCTTCGTCAGCGCGAGGATAGCGGCGTCATTGACGCCCTGATCGCAGATGCCCCAGAGTTTGTTCCGGTCGAAGAACCATAGCGCGCTCTCAAAGCAGAGTTCACCAGCCACAAGGTCTGGGTTTGTCATCACGTCGGGGCGGTTCACATAGTTGGCGAAGGCTTGGTAGTTGTCATGTCCGGTGAGTTGAAGGGCACCCCTGCCTCGGAATTTCCACCCGTCGCCGCTGCTCTCAGGGCCATTGCCCATGCGGTTGGCGTACACGCGGTTTGCGATTTTCATCGGCTGGCGTGCGTAGGCATTGGCCAGAGCGTCAGTCGGGAAATACTTGCGGAAGATGCCGCGCAGCCCCTTGGCGCTGTAGTTCAGGTTCTCGCTGAACGCCTTGAAGTTGCCCGACTCATGCGCCGTTTGAGCAAAGAAATGCGCAGCCCGATTAGGTGATAACTTATAGAAAGCCGAAGCCGCCTTAAGTGTTCCCGGACCGAACGCGCCATCTGCGGTTACTCCAATCTTTTGCTGTAGGTTTACGAGGCTCATTTGCCAGCACTCCGCCAATCAGGGAAATCATTTTCGTCGACTACGCCGTCGCCGTTGGCGTCATAGCGCAGGTCGTTGCGGTACTTCTCCCACGGCTCCATCTCGTCGTCATCGTCGTCTTCGTCCGACGTGTCGATAAACACGGTACCCTGTGGGTCGTCGTAGGTCTTCAACTTCATATCGGGCGTCAAATCAAGCGGCGGAGGATCACGCTCCGGCTCAGGTGCGGCGGGTTCCGGTTCAGGCTCTGCCTTGTCACGCGCATTGGCGTTAAGGCTCAGGCCACCTAAAAGGCCGACGAAGGCACCGATGATCGTCTGGAACGCGGGGTTGACCATGTCGAGGATGGCGGCGCTTTCGACGACGTCGTTCGGCAAGAAAAGTCCTGCGACAAGAGCCAGCACCACTACAAGGATGACAGCAGACAGCGTTACAATGGCCACGCGGACCACGAACTCGACGGTGTCATTGACGCCCTCTTGCTTGCTTTCAAAGCCACTAAGAAAACTCATTGCTTATCCTCTTCCTCTTCCTTCGGTGCGGGCTTGCCATTCATGGGGCCGCTGCCCTGCCCCGCCATCAATCCTGCCAATGCGCCGACTATGAATGTAGCAATCGGGTTAATCAGCTTAAAAAACTCTGCGTCATTAGGTGCCTGTCCGTCCATTGGTTGCGACACGAAAATCAGCGAATACAACACTGTAGCGACAATGAACATGAGTGTGATCGAGAGGACCACGCCCACGATAAATCTCAGCAATTCCTCCGGTGTCCATTCATCTACTGGCTTCATCTGTAGTCTCGTCGGTCGTAACCAGATACTCGGTGCAATAGCCAGACGCTACGCACTTAGGCTTCTGGCATTCGGGCACTTCCCAGTTATCTGGGTCTTGGCAATCATAGCGGTAGCGGTCTTGGCAACCAGTAATAGCTACCAAGACCAATAGCAGACTAGCTACCCGCACGGTTTAGTCCTGCTCGACCGCAGCTTCTTGTGCTGGTACTTGCGCTTCAGCCTGATGTTTGATTTTGACTACGAGGGGCCACGCACCGCTTGAGGTAGGCAGATTGCCCAATGTCTGCAGCACAGCGTTGATCTCGTCGACGGTTAGCTTAAGTTCGATTTCCATTATGCACTCCAAGGAAGCGGCGGCGATACCACCGGGGGATCAATCTGGTCGTTAATCTGCTGGGCCACATTGGCTTCATAGGCATCGACCTGTTCAGTGCCCATAGCATCTTGCACCCACCCAAGGACCTGCGCTTCGGTCAGATCGGCATAGGGTGTGAACGGCGCGTCGGGGTCGAGACCCACAGCCTGAGTACCGTAGACATAACCGGTGAACCCGGCTTCGCTGCCAGTCAGCGTCCAGTGGACGTTGAAGACCACATCGGTCTCGCCATCTTCTTCGGGGTATGCGTCCATCTGCACGACGGCCCAAGTGTTGGTAATAGCCATTAACTTACTCCTGCTCCGGAAATGACCCACACAGTCGACGTCACTTTGAGGACTGTGGCTACACCATATTGAGCCAAGGTGCGGCTCCCGGTATTAGCTGTCCCCGCCTGACGCAGTGTGTCGGTCGTGATACTTATAGTCTGATTGCTACCGCTGTTGTTAAAGATTGTAACTGCCGAGCCGATGGGGAATGCGACCGAGCCATTAGCAGGGATGACCACACCACCAGTCGTGATGCTGATATGCTTACCCATGTCGGACAGAGCCAGTGTGTATGCAGCAGTCTGGCTGTTCTGCGGTAGACCCTTATAACCGACAGCGTCGGCCAAGTTCGAAGATGTAATGCCGCCTGTGGAGGTGATGCGGAAGTTCTCTACACCCGCCGCGCCAAAGGCAAGCTGGCTGCCGCCAAACTGGGCGATGATCGAGGTAAGGCCCGCTGTAGTGACAGGGTCAATAGCAACAGCAGTGGAGTTGGTTGCGTCGCTAATCCGCGTTATCCCTGCGGCGTGTAGGCGCGAGGCGGGGGAAGTTGTGCCAATCCCAACGTCGCCGTTGGGATATTTTATCGTCAGACGCGCAGTGGTACCTGCTTCCAAAATCTGGAAATCATCGCCAACCGCCGACACGGTGTAGTTATAGTTCGTCGAAGAACATAGTTTTATGAAGCGGTTAGCGCCGTTGGTCGTAGCAATGTTGCCCGCGACGGTCAGCAGCTGGTCAGCAGTGGTAGTCCCAATAAGCAGTCGGCCCGTGGAGTCCATCCGCATACGCTCGCTAAACGTACCCGAGGCCATATGACCAAACCGGATAGTATCACTTGTACCCGTAAAAATCTGAAGCCCAGATGAAGCGGGTGTCCCCATGCCGTAATCAGCGGTGTAGCAGTAATAAGAGTTGGTTATTGGTACGTAGGCGTTGCCGTTTACGTGCAGCCTGTGTGACGGGGAAGTGGTGCCGATACCCGTATTACCCGACGAGTCTATAACCTGCCGTATGGTACCACCTACGGTCACCGAATACCCGGCATTGGACACACCGGATATGTATGGGTTTATGTCTACCGCGTTGCCGCCGACATAGTTAGTATTCAGGCGGAAAGCGACCGTACTACCCGCGCTTACGTATGTCTCAAGCTGCGCACCGGGAGCAGAAGTATTGATACCGACAGCACCTCCACTGGTCACGCGCATGCGCTCCGCACTGTTGGTGAGGAACTGAAGGGTGTTAGCCCCAGTCGCATGTAGTACGAGGTTCGTGGCGTTCGCCAACATCAAAAGGCCACTGCTACCATGGATGTAGCCGACTGTGGCCCCCGCCTTACTGATATTTAGCAAGCCGCCATTAGTAGCGTTGTTGAGATCGAGTGTGGTGAAGTTGGTGTAGTTAGTAGGCGCGGTAGTCCCGATCCCGACATCGCCCGCTGCGGTGATGCGCATGCGCTCGACTTCGCCCGAACCACTGGCGTTGGTCTGGAATGCGAGGGTCGATCCTGTGGCGTTATATGAGCCAAGGTTGGTAGCGCCACCAGTTGAGCGCATGGTGAGCACCGTGGCACCGTCTGCGCTGGACGCAATGTTACCAATTACTGCGAGTTTACCGTAACCAGCCGGTGCGGTAGTTCCGATCCCAACGTCACCCGCTGCGGTGATACGCATGCGCTCAGTATTGGCGGTCTGGAGCCTGAGTATGGCGCTACCGCCGGTCGCAAAGGTAGCATTGATATAGGAACCCGAAGCGTCCGCACCCGAAACAAGCTGGTTAGCTCGGGTAGCGTCAGTTTCATGTAGGGTTAGTGTACCGCCGCTACCGACAGTAGTGCGGATATTTCCGTTTACGTCCAGCCTACCTGTGGGCGTAGTACCAATCCCAACGTTACCCGAGGCGTCGATGCGCATACGCTCGGTGCCTACCAATGTAGTAGCAGTCGCAGCGGTGAAGAACTGGATAAGGGTAGCGGAGGTCATCGTCGAGACCCCGCCGCCAACAGTAATAGCATTAGCGCCTGAGCTTGAGGCAGACATAGCTATGGTAATAGGAGATTGCGCGTTCGTGTAATGGGCAGCGCCAACCACACCGTATTTGGTGGTCGCATCCGTCGTTACATCTTGCAGGCGAAGCTGGTCAGCGATAGATGAATTTACTACATGCAGCCGAGCAGCTGGCGCAGTTATACCGATCCCGACGTTGCCGCTGGAATTGATACGCATGCGCTCTACACCGTTTGTGTAGGAGGTTATAGACCTAGAAGGGTCCGCAAGTGTGCGTACCTCATTCGCATCCCAATATAGGTACCCAGCCCTTGTTGCGTTATTGCGGAACTCAATGCGTGTATCGGCGGAAGTGTTGCTTTCGAAAATGGCATTTATACCGCCCGCACCCCCGTTGGTATGTAGCCGCGCCGCAGGTGAGGTGGTACCAATCCCAAAGCTGCCGCCACTGGTAAACTGAGCAATCTCAGTGCTGGAAGCAGATATACGCAGAGCGGTTCCGTCAAAGCGAAGGCCCGCACCCGCCGGAGCGCCCGTAACCAGTTCTGCTGCGTTACCAAGGTAGGCCGCGTTTGAACCCGCTTGGTCTATACGGACAAAATTACCGTTTACGTGCAGCCTTGAACTAGGCGAAGTCGTACCAATCCCAACATCACCTGCGCTGGTGATACGCATACGCTCGGCGTTACTGGTACGTAGCCCCAGAAAGCCACCTCTACGGTTGCCTAGCTCGACATCCGATAGGTTCATGGCGACAAAGAATTGCTCAGAGTCGTTGGTGGTGTTGATGTTGTATATGCTTATCTGTGAAGTACCGTCCTCCGTGCCATCCTTCACACGAAGCTCTCCAGTGGGTAGCGAATAAACACCAGTGGAATTTTCAGCGAGAGGAGCGCCGACACTGAGAATACCCGCTGCGTCGATGCGCGCACGCTCGGAGCCTGCGGTTTGAAACCTAAGTATAGCACTGCCGCCAGTCACAAAGGTAGCATTGATATAGGAACCCGAAGCGTCCGCACCGGCCACCATAAGGTTTGCTCGGACAGCGTCCGTCTCATGCAGGGTTAGTGTACCACCGCTACCAACAACAGTACGGATACCACCGTTAACACCGAGCCTATCTATGGGGGATGTAGTATTAATTCCGAGGTTGCCTGCGCTGTCGAGGCGCATGCGCTCGGTGTCGCTCCCGCCCCCACCCGTCCTAAAGGTGATGAAACCACTATTGGTTGTCGCGCCGTAAGACCGTATCGAGGTCTCGTTGCTACCATATTGGAAAGCAGCTTTGTTCGTCTGCCCGACAGACAGCGTACCATTAACCATGAGCGCGCCAGCAACATCGAGCCGCGACCCCGGTGAGGTGATCCCGATACCAACGTCACCTGTGTTGGTGATGCGCATACGCTCTCCGCGTGTGCTTCCGCTATAAGTGTATAACGCAAGTTCGCTAGCCACGCTGGTGGCAGCGCTATACACTGCCCCAATGCCGGGGCCTTGTAATACAAACCCGCTCGTAAAATTGCTGTCTCCAAGGTATATTTGGGAACCAAGCGGAGAACCAACAGATGTCGGTGTGGCTAGTACAGAACGAATACCTGTTCCTACAACGTCCAACTTCGCACTAGGCCCAGTTGTGCCGATCCCGACATCACCTGCGCTGGTGATGCGCATGCGCTCTGTAGTGCCATTTGTCTGGAATGTGAGGTATGAAGCCGTTAGACTAAACGGGATAAAAACTGACCCCGTGCGGTCGTAGGCTTGAATATTTGCGAAGCCCGCGCTTAACGGACTAAGTTCAATTCCGTACCCGCCACTGTCGGAAACTTGAAATTTGCTCGCGGGTGATGTGGTGCCAACACCTACATTCCCTGCGCTGGTAATGCGCATGCGCTCGGTGTTGTTAGTAAAGAAAGCTGTAACGGTAGCCCCCGTGCTACCTATGGCAAGAGGGTTCGCGCCTGAGTTTATGTTAGCACCCGTGAGGAACGGTGTATCGGTGCTCAGGGTTAGTTTTGGCAGTACTACCGCACCTGTACCCTCAATACGCATGCGTTCGGCGCTATTGGTATCAAATATTAGCGGGAAAGCAGTGGTCGTGCGTAGGCGCAAAGAGCCGTCCGAAATGCCCTGCATGAAGCTGCCATTTGCGAACTGGAGGTAAGGGTTGCTGGTGCTAGTGTTAGTCAGGAGTATCGAAGCCGCACCGGAACCACTATTCACAGTGAGTTGCCCTGCACCGCTGGTTGCGTTGATTAAAAAATTGCCCCCGCTGTCGAGGCGCATGCGTTCTGTACCGCCGGTAAGAAAGGTAAAACCTCCGACGTTGTTACCAGTCGATGCAAGCTGCACGATGTTAGCTGTGGGGTCAGCAGATACCGCAAGTCCGTGCGAGTCTGTCCCTGCGACGTTAATAGCTTGAAGGACCGCGATCTCCGCCATCGTATCGCTGGCTGGGCTACGGACTTGGAACTGTGACCCGGGATCGACATTCACCCCAACCCGGCCATTGCTGCGGATGCGCAGGCGTTCGACACCTGCAGTACTGAGCGCAACAAAGTCAGCGGCGGGGGAGAACATGCCGGTGTTCGTATCCCCAGTGAAGCTATAGCTGGGGGCTGTTACGGTGCCGAGGGCAGCTGTGATCGAGCCGTCCTGATATACCGCTTTACCGGCAGGGTAGTCGACGAACACGTCCTTGGTGCCAGCAGAGAAGGTAACCTTGGTCGTGCCGCCTGCGCTAGATGAAAGCACAGTATCACGAGATAGCGTAGTACCTGCAGCGGTGTAGGTGCCGATACCGACTTCCCACTCCGACCCGCCAGCGATGGTGTAGAAGGTATTGTTGCCGTTGCCGATGGCTGTGCCAAACGTCTGGAACCCAGTAGGTGCAGTCCCGCTGAGCGTTATGGTGCCGGTACCAGTGGTAGTGGTCGTTTCCCGGACGCGGTCAGCGACGACAAAAGGCATTACATAAGGTTCCGTAGTTTGTAGATAGCGGTCAGATATACACTCGTCACACCGTCTACGAGGTTGGCGACTGCGCGGTTACCCTTGCAAATTTTCTCGTGGTTCTTCTCGATCCAATCAGCATCCTCAATCAGGATCAGCAGGATTTCTTCCGCCTTGGTCTTCGGCGCTTTGATCGTACCGACAAGCTCGAAGGCACCTTGATACGTCTCTACTAGCGTATCTAGGGCGTCAATGACGCCCTCGTAGAACCCACCCAACGCCGTATGCCGCGCATAGGCACCGACGCCATTGGCCTGCCAGTGCTCAAAATGCGCAACATTGCGGGCGTAAAATACCCGGGCGATGAGTTCTTCGATCATTAGGCGATCCGGATAATAGCGGTGGTGTTAGTGGCTGACGGGAAGATAACCGTGAAGTCACCAGCAGTCGAGGTACGATCCGCGCCAAAATCAAGCACCGCTACCGCAGCATTGGTCAGCGTGGTGTTCGCCGTGCCGTTAGCCGAGGGAGTGTTGTTGTAGATCAGAGCGCCACGAGCCGTGATGGTCGCGTTTGCCCAAGTCGTGTTGTTGAAGGTCGTGAAACCCGTACCCGCAGAGGCCGATGTATTCGAAGCCGTGACACCACCATTGACGAGCGTGTTACCACCCGCTGTATAGTTCGTGCCGGTTACTTCGCTGGTCGTGGTGTACGACGTGGTGTTGGCGTCGATGTTAGCCGCCGAGGTGTACAGCGCCATCTTGAAGGTGTCGCCACCCGTGTTACGAAAATCGTGCACGCAGAGCATGATCTCTGCCTTAAAGCTGGTGCACATCGCTTGTACGATAGGCATAAATAATCTCCTTAGGAGTCGATCAGTTTTACAAGCTCAGGGAAACCAGCTTGGGTAAACTTATTCGCCAGAGTCACGTTCCGCGAGCGCATAGCCTCACGCATGTAGTAGACCAGCACCTCGCGCAGGTTTTCACGGAAGGCACGGGCCTGATCCGCAATCACCGGGGGTGCATTGTCGCCCACACTGATAATCTGATCCAAGGCACGCTCTGCGAGTTCTTCCGCAGAGAAACCACGCCCCTGCGTGGTCATGATCTTAACGGTGCCAATGGCGGATTCGATTTCTGTAATCATTTGACGGGGTACCTCACTTGCTGTGTACGATACATATCCTGACGATTTTTACCTTCGCCCAGCTGTTTGAGCATGGACAGGGCTTCGTCGTATCGTTGCTGGTAGACCCCCATAACATCAGCTTCACCCTTCATAAAGGTATATGCTTCAAGGAGCGACCCGTAGAGCAATACACTGTCGAAATTATCCCCGAGCCACGTCGTACCGGCAGTCACAATGGACGGCGGGTAGTAGAAATAGTGCAATTCTACCGAGTAGTTTGAGTCCGGGGTAGGACCTAGGATGAAGGAGTTTTCGTCAAAATAGGCGTAGTGGGTGGGAAGCCCAGTGGCGCTCGGATTGGGAAACGACTCCCGGATGAAGCTGACATCCTTATTGAGGAGGAAGCTGTAGTTCCCAGACCCGTCGATCACTGCCAGCGAGAAGTTAGCAAGCCAGTCGGTAGGTACCGACAGATACCGGTTCCCCGAGGTAACAAGGCCGGTCACATTTTTCCGCAGGTCCAGAAGCTGGACCATATTGAAGATGCGCTGCTCAGCCTGCTGGATGAACGTGTTAATCTGTTCGGGACTCGTGAACGTAACAGTCCCCGACCCAGCGGTGTCGCCCCACTGGGTATTCGGGAAGTCGTTTTCAACGTATCCCTTAATCGTCTCGAACAGAGTAGCGTAGTTCATTAGCCCATCTTCGTGCTATGGCCATAACCCTTCGTGGCGAGCTTAGTGCCCCGAATACGCATGGTCTGTGTGTTGGCAACCTTGTTGGGGTAGCCTGTATTGTCCATAGGGACCGTGTAATCCATTGGCTGCTGCCTACGCGACGGGAGCGGGTTAGCGCTTGCCGGGAGGAACGACCATTTATCTGAGTTAGCCATTTTTCACCACCTTACCCATGTCTTTCTTCGGCTTCTTGCCGCTCTTCTGGTTAGCGATTTTTGCCAGATTGCGTCCCATCTTCAGCATCTGTGCGTTAGTCTTACCACCTTTAGCCATGACTTACTCCTACGTTTGCACCGTCACGGTGCCGATCTGACCTGTAGATAATAGCGTATTTGGAAGCCCAGTTAAACCCAAAGGATTACTAAGGCCAACAGGGTTCCATCCCCACTGAATTACCCGGCTACCTTCACTGGGAGTACCGAAGGCCAGCACGTTAGCGGGAGGCCGTGAGAACTCTTCCGTGCGGATACCAGTCAAACCAGCCTGTTGGTAGCTGACATCTGGGCGCGGATTGCGCAGCGCCTGAGGATCGTCGACCGGATACATACCGATCTGAAGCTGCGGCTGGTCAGGTTCCCAGCATGACGGACACACGAGGATGTTCGTCGACTTGGTTTTTATGGTAAGCCTGCGAAGCTCCTTGAGCTTATATTTGAACCCGCAACGGTCGCATATCGCAATGGCCTTCCTACCAGAGGCGAATGGATTAGGCATTGCATCTCCTAGATAAACGACGGACGCGGAGCTATCCGCAGGGGAGCTTTTTCTCGATCTTCGTCTGCTGCCTGCTGCCAAGCCTCGTCATACATCTGCTTAAGCATCATGGTGCGCTGCATGGCGTCAGGAATTTTCATCGACAGGTGGTAGGCAAGGCCAGCCACAAGCGCCGGGAGCATACGGAACGGGATGTCCTGCGTGTTGACGCCGTTACCGGCGTCCTGAAGGCGGCGCAGCCGGTAGTAGAAGAATGTGTAGTAATTGCTCTGATCCGGAGCAGGCCACACGTTGATCTGCGGGTAAGCTAGGCCAGTCACCGGTTCGAGCGCACCTGACTGACGGTTGATCCACACCTGAATGGGGCGACCCTGCGCGTTCTTATTCGGGATCGTGATGTAGGTGTCAGAACTGATGCGGTTGATGTTGATATCAAGCTGGTTCGACGTCGTGCCCGCATTCGTGCGGATGACATGCTCCATCAGGTCGATGGTGTCCACAGGTAGGTCATAGGTGATCTGCCCCTGCACAAGAGGGATCGAGCCTTGCTCGATGGTCCACAGGTTTATGCCTTTATTGGCCCACTCGATGGTCAGCAGGTTCAGACTGCGGCGCGCAGTCTTGAGGTCATAACCCGTGCGAAGCTCAGCACCGCAGCGCTCGAACGCCTCCTCGACAAGCTCGTTGAGGTTAAGGTTAAATGCTGTAGTGCCGGTCGTGGTCATCTGTATCTCGCAGTCTTCTTGGCTATCGCCTTAGGCTGCTTCACGAACTGCTGCCCCTTGGCTTTACCTTCACGCTTGGCCTTGGTTGTAGCAGCATATTCGGAAGATGTCAGCGCTTCCCGTGCTTTCTTGGGGAGGTACCGCTCACCTGTAGCTTTCGGCCCCTGTGTCGAGGGTTTGCCCGACTTGGTGCCCCACTTCTCATCCGTCCATTTGGACAGCGATTTCTGTGCTTTTGTCTTGGGGCCGGAATATCCGCCCCCAGACTTCTTATACTGCTGGGTGGCCAGCTGGGCTTTGCGCGCGGACCACTGACCCGGATCACCGCCTTTGCCGCCAGCCTTGACACTAGCAACTATGCGTTTCCATTTGGCCTCGTCCGTGCGCGCCACCTACTTACCTTTCTTGAAGCCCTTCAGCAGCTGAGCGAAGCGCGCACGCTGGCCCAGCTTGCCGGGAGCCTTAGCAGCCTTGGCTAGCTTTCCTGCCGGGATTTTTTCACCCTTTTTAGCGCCAAGCTGCGCACGGAGTGCACCGGGCTTTTTGATCGCTTTGGAGATGTTGAGTTTGGCTTTGCCGCCCTTAGCCATCTTGGAAGCATTCATAATACCCATACCACGGGAGGGGCGCATTAGCAGGTCTTGCAGTTGGTCTTGCCCTTACGAGCAATACCGTCAGCGCGAGAAGAGACCGAACCGCCCTTGGCGTAGCACTTGCCGCCACCGGCTTTCTTGACCATCATGCCCTTCTTAACTTTACCACCTTTTTTCATACCCAAATTCCCCATTTCTTTGGCGGTCGGCATGACCTTGGTGACGCCACCGGCTGCATATTTCGGCTTCTTTTTCACTGCGCCACCTGCAGCTTTATTAACTTCGCTTGGGTCCAAACGAGTCGCACGGTTTTCAAGGTAGCTGAAAGGATTCAGGTACGAAAGAGCCGCAGCCCCCCGCGCGCGTGCGCGCTCAGAGCCGGTTAGTCCGCGACCCGCTGCATCCATCCGGCTGGTGCCAGTGCCTTTTGTGTCCCCAGTCCTCAGACCTTTGGCTTCAAGTCGCTTGGCGGCTGTACCATCCGCAGCGGCTCCTGAGTGGCTTCCACCACGTACGTAGCGACGGTGCGTAGGCGCGTTTTCCCTGATCTTATCCATATCTTTTTTCTTATACGCAAAGCCTTGGTCGCCCATACGACTTGACCCACCCGAGGGGCTTTTCGCTTTCGCTTTCGCTTTCGGCGCAGGGGTTTTAGCTGCCATCTGCGGCTTCGGAACGGACTTCAACACGTCATCCGTAGAGCTAACTTTAGCTACATCATCCGCCTTTACAGCAGACTTCATTGCGCCGAACTTGCGGGTCATCGACAGATTGCGTTCGGCAGACTTCTCAGCCGCACGGGTCTGTGTGCGGTCACCGCCAGTGCGCTTAGCAAGGTCATCCTTCGCATCAGCGATACGCTGGTCACGCTTCGCAGCAGCTACTTCCGCAGCGCGGCCAGTCTTGCCTTTGGACGCCTTAGCAAAATCTTTTTCAATATCAGCCATACGACGGTCATAGCGCCCTTGAGCGCCGCCACCTGCCGAAAACTTCTTCATCTTCTTGCGCATATCAACCTCTCTTATTTAACCCATCGAGTTTGGCCTCAAGCCGCTCGAATGCCTTGTCAAACCGCTCACCGAGCTTGTCTACGGTGATATTCATTTCCGCACGCGTGACATGATCGCGTGCGACTTCCTCGCGGGTCTTGTTGAGGAGGATGCCTAGGCGGTCCAATTCCTCGATCTTCCCTTTAAGAAAGAAGCCCATAAGCCCCACCACCGCGCTGAGGACTATGTTCCATATCAAGAGTTCCATTTAACAGTTCCATGCCCTCAAGCTCTTGTTGATACGGCTGTTAGGATCGCTCGCGGTCTTGGCGCTGGTGAGCTTCGCCTTCATACCCTTCATACGTTTGCAGAATGACTTACGCCGAGACGCGTCTTTTTTCGTCTTCGGGTTAGGTGCTGGGGGCTTCAACCCGGGCTTACCCGGGTTGGCCTTATTGTATGACGCGCGCCCCTTGGCATTCAGGCCACCCTTTTTGGATTTGCCTTCCGCGCGTTGCCAAGCGGGCGTCTTCGCCATTAGACAAACCTTCCTTTGGTCTTGCCCTTCGAGCAGCAGCCATCAGCGCGTTTGGAGGCAGAGCCGCCCTTGGCCATCTTCTTGACCTTGCCGCCCTTCTTCATGCCTTCGTCAGTGCTGCGAGCAGTGCTTCTACCCATCATAGCGTCGACATCACCGCGACCACCCATTGCTGGGCGATCTTCCATGCCGCGCTTTTTCTTGGCCATCATCAACCCAGCAAGACCCAGACCACCGTTACGGGCGATTTTGTTCATCATGCCGTCTTTGGACGCCGCAAGCCCAGCAACGCCAAACGCGCCTTTTTTTGCGAGATTACGTAAAAAAGCCATTATGCCTGTGCCTCCTTCCAGTTCAGACGGACACCGTTGAGGGTAACCGCTGCACCGCTGTTGTTCGAAACGACCAAGTAAAGGACGTCTGGGCCATCGGGGTAGAAGCCCGCGCGCGAGTTCGGAACGGTGTTGACCACACCCCCACCAAGGATCGAGTTGCCAAGATCACGGACGTTGCCAAGGCTGATCGAGTTCACACCGCTGGAGTAGAGAGCCGTAACCGACTCACCGCCCGTAATCGTAGCCGTATTGCTGGTGTTCACCGCAATCTGGGCCAGCGACGAGGTAACCTGAGTACCAATGGCAACGGAGCCGAATGCTCCGGTAAAGCCGGTGCAAAACCCGTTAAGGATGAGGTTGACGAGCAACGCACCCGAGGAAACTGCCGCCATGTCTTGAAGCTGCAGCTGGACACGGTTGATGACCTCTTTCACCCCTAGAAGTCCTATCGTACCGTTATCGGTCGAAGGAGCGACACGGATAGCAAGGATCGGGACCGTAGTGGCGTTGTTGATCGAGATCGGAGCAGTCGTACCATAGTTGAAGACCAACGACTTATCGTCGTCGAACTCGCCGTCCATGATGACCGACGAACCCCAGTGAGACAGCGAGGCGTTGGTATCCGGCGAGGAGAACTCAACTGGTACAGGTGCAGTAGCCGAGAACGTAAACGTCTGTGCAGCACCCTGACCCCCTGCCTGAGCACGGGCTACGACCCGAAGCGTAGTGTCATTGACGACCGTGTAAGAGATGAACTCCACCACACCAGTGGGGTCCGCTGCAGCAATCCTGAGCGTACCGGTGGGAGCAAAACCTGCCGTGCTGGCCACGTTAATAAGCGTACCCGCACCCCCATTGCTAAGGGTAGATGTCAGGAATGTAGAAGGCGCAGTACCGTTCGACTCGTAGCGAGCGGGCAAGTTGCCCGAGCGCATATAGGCTTCGTACTGAATGTTGTTGTTCGTCTGCTGATGGACGTAGGTGATCTGGCCCCTACCGGTACGCATACCCCAGCGTACAAAGCCCGCACCGTACCACGAATAGTCGATGTAAAACATCTGCATGCGGGTGAGGTCGAGCGTGTAGCCAGACGGACCCCTACCATCGAGAGGGTCGAGCCACTGAGACTGAGGTACGCGCGTATCAACAGTTTTCGTGATGATGACGCCTGCACCAGTACCAGTGATGGATGCACCGCGATATTCCGGCGTAATATTCATCGCCGTATCGCTAGTGATATTCAACACCCGGTAGGACTGACCACGGATGACGATATAGTCACCCGGCTTCAGCTGGCTGCTGAACGCAGTGCCAGTACCGGTAACAGCGCTCAAACCGTTGGTTACCGTAGCAGTACCCGAAATCTGGAGGACGCTGCTGCGCCATACGGCGTAAAGCTGCTGGCCATCATACTCGAAGAACAAGCCATTCTGCGTGTCGTAAAAACCGATACGGTTGGATGAACCGAACCAAGTGTTTGGGCTGACGCGCATCGGGAAACCCGTTGCAGGTGTGGCAGTTGGGACAGAGTTTGCTATATATGTCAGCGATGTGGAGGTAGGCGTTGTAGCCACCGTCCACGTACCGTTATAAGCAAACTGGTCACAGCCGGTGACAATAATCGTAGCACCGGGGGCCATGTTATGCGCATAGCGGGTGTTTACGGTTACCGTGGTACCAGAAGAGGTGATGCTCGTAACAAACAGCGTCGGCTTCAGCGACGTACCCGTCGAGAACTGGATGGCTTTACCCGACTGATAACGGAAATAGCGACGTGTCTGGCGGATAAGCTGCGAGTTAGGAACCACAGAACCTGCCGAGAAGGCGACACCGCCATCAAACGTACGCCCTTCCACATAACCCGGAGGACGTGAATACAGGGTGAGAAGATCAGCAACGTTGGTCAGCGTGCCCGAGGGAGCCACAGGAACGATGAAAGTGAAGGTGTTGTTGGTGGGCGTGGTCGCCACAATCCAAGCACCGTTGATAGCACCGCCAGCGCTCGACGTCGTGTTGCGGACGTAAATCTGTGAGCCGGGGGCCAAACCATGAGCCGAGCCTGTCGTGCAGGTGATGGTCGTACCGACATAGGTAAACGCGCTGGTAGAAGCCAGCGGGATACCGCAGTTGGAGTAGAACAGGCCCGTGTAAACATAGGTCAACGCCGGGTTGAAGCAGTTCGCCGCAGCCACAGCGTTGGCAGTGATGACGGTCATCGAGTTCGTACCGCCAGCGACAGTCCACCACCAGCCATTGGCATTGGGGTCACCTGCGTTCTGGATGTAAATAGGCGTGTTAGCAGCGACTACGAAAGTACCCGCAATCGTCAAGGTCGTGCCCGAACCAGTGATCGACGAGATCGTCAGCGGCTGCTGGGGGGAGTAATACACCCCCTGCCGGTTGTTCTGAAGAGCGAGGGTTTCCCACTTTGTCGGCTGCGCGCCATACTCGAAGTCGGTGTCGATCAGCGATTGTGGCGTCGAGATACGCATTTTACCGACTGGGTCCTGCGCAACAGGAGCCGGGACAATGTAAGGCGCACCAGTGGCTACCGACATACCCGCAGAGGCAGTACCCCCCACCGGCAGTGACTTGTTGGTGTTAATGTCAGAGACGGTCCATCCACTCATTATGCGGCATCCTTCTGCGGGGGTACAATCATCGGATACAAGACGTCAGGGCCGAAATGGCCTTCATATTCCTGCACACCCATGTGCCCAAGTTTAATGGTAGGGTCGATCCAGACCTCGAACCCATGTTCGCGGACCCGGTCACAGAAGAGGAAATCCTCTCCGATATACCCCTCATCGGTTTTCATGAAATCGAACATGCACGGCACAGTGCGCTTCGTGCGTTCGTCGTAGTAGCGCCACTCAGGGTGAGCGGCATCCAGAGTCTCGAACACGTCTCGACGGACCATCATGAAGGCTGTGGCTACGCGCTGGGCACGGACAAGGCCCATGGCGTTCATCGTAAGCTCTTCATTTTCGTCGTAGTCGAGGGTGGCGATATATACCTTAGCAGTGCTGCGCGTGCGCGGCACACCTGCAACGATCCCCTTCTTGGGATCAGTGGTCCATGCCATGAGCCGAAAAATGTCCTCAGGCTCAAAGTTGATGTCAGAGTCGATGAACATGAGGTCCGTACAGTCGGAATCCAGCATGTCCTGCGCAAGCAGGTTCCGCGCACGGGAGACAACAGAGCAGCCGCAAATGCTACCAATCTGAATGTCAATCCCGTGCTGCGGAGCAGCTTGGGCAAAACGAGCAAGCGAAACCGCCAGCTTCAAGGATACCTTAAAGTCGTACGCCGGAAGCGCAATAAATACGCTGCGTCCGGTTAAATCATAACCTTTTTCGTTCTGCATCTGCCACCTAT